CTGGCGAAGCCGGAGGATGTGAGGCTGCGCGAGGTGCTCGACGCGCTGGACGGGCGCGCGGTCATCTTCGACGGCCTGGGGGCGCGTGTGACGCACTTGCTCGACGAGATGGACGAGTGGATCGCTAGGGCCGGCGCTGCCGAACGGAGACTCAAAAAGGCCGAAGATGTCGTGATGCTGGCCCGTCAGTTGACGGCCTACAGCTGGGAGGATCGCCTGGAAGACTGCGAGGTCAGCGACGCCGCGAAGCACGATTCGAGAGAGCTGAGCACTGCAATCTGGTTCTACGACCAAGAGGAGAAGTCGTGAGCGCGGCGGCGTACAGCCGAGGCTCGCGCCTCTTGTCCAGCGAGGCAGATAAGCGCATGCCGGCGGCTTTGTCCCATGCGGACAGGCAGGCCCGCAAAGACGAGGTTTCCAGGTTGCGTGAGCAGGTCGCCGCACTGGAGCGCGATCTGCGTCGGGCGCGCCGATGCCTCGCCTCCGAGCGAGCAGGCCGCGAGGCCCTCCGCGTTCGACTCGCTAACGAGGAGCGGGCAAATGCCTTTGGCGTGGGTGTCCTGTGCAGGCTCGCGTTTCCGGGGGACGAATCGTGAGTTCGTGCAAAGCAACGAATGCGAAGGCGGTGACGTGGCTGCGGGCACCAACGCCAGCAGGGTACGATCCAGTGACAGAGGTGCTCGACGCGGCAGATGCCATCGAGCGCGGGGAGCACGAGCGATGAGCGAGCACGTGTGGCGCACGTGGGCGGTCGATGAGGCGGAACCGGAGCGCGACGCCGAACAGACCCTCGCCGACATGCGCGATGCGCTCGCGTCCTTCGGCGCGCCGCCTCGTGATGAAGCTCGCGTGCTCTTCGTGTCCGACGCGACGCTGCGCCAGATCAAGAAGGTGGTCGATCTCGGCGGTCAGTACCACGCGCCGTTCCCGGGCAGCGCCGGCATCACGCTCTGCGCGAGCACGTGGGGCAGGATCGAGATCATGACGCTCGATGGGATGTCCGAGCACGAGGTGCTCTTCGGCGACCAGGAGGATCTCGAGTACGCGCGCGAGATGCGGGCAACGATGGGCCGCATCAACGCCGAGATGCTCCTGCACTCCCTGCGGTCCAAGACCCACCGGCGCTGGCTTCGATCAATCCTCGGCGGACCGCGCACGACGTTCTGACGCCCCGCTGTCAGTCGCCCCAGCGGCCGCCGTCTGACCGGGCATGACCGCCCGCCGCCGCGCCTCGTTCCGCTTCTCGGCCCCCGAGCTGGCCTCCTACTCGGACGCCTTCCTGCGCGCCCTGGCCGGGGCGCCCGCGAACGCCACCGTGGAGCGCGCCGAGCTCGCCGAGGTCCGCTACGGGCTCCGCGAGGCGCAGGCCGTGGTGGCGTGGTCGGACCAGGGGGAGAAGGTTCCTTCTGGTCCCGAGAAGGCCTCTTGTGTCCCCGCAACGTCCCCTGCCGTTAGCCCAGAGGCCTCGCCGAAGGGACGCTTCGGTAACGGCGCCGGGCGCGAGGATGTGCTGGGCGCTACGAGGGCAGCGTGAGCGGTCCTGGCCACATCGCGCTCGCTACCGCTCCGTTCTCGGCCGTGTACCGGCTCACGGTGCCGCAGTCGGTCGCGTGGCACTCGGCCGACGCTGCCGAGCGCGAGCACGTGCGCGGCGAGATCCGAGAAGCAGCTCGAGCCCGACGGATGCACGGGCAGCTCGCGGTGCCGATCTTCGACTGCGATGGGCGCGTGCTCGAGCGAGCCACGTAGACGCCCTCCCGCCGGGCCGATGGACAACGCGCCCGCCGCATGTCCCGATCACCGTCATGACGATGATCACGGTGAGTCGGGGCAGGCAGCTCGTGGTGATGGTGGCGCTCGCGCTCGGGCTGCTCGCGTGTGGGCGCGACGGCGCGGGCATGGTGGCCGATGCGATGGTGGACGCGGCGGAGATGCTGCGCGATGCCGGCGGCAGCGACGCGAGCGCGCAGACGCACGAGTACGCCGCGACGTGCACGGTGATCGGCACGCGCACGCAGACGATCGCACCATCTGGCGAAACCATCACGACCGAGACCTACGCGGCCGACCTGCCCGACTCGCTCGTTGACCCCGACACGGTGCTCAACGCGGTCGGGATCGCGTGCGGGCACGTGGTGCGCACAGACACTCCGTCGTGCGTTGCTCCCGACTGCACCGACACGAACCCGCCGCCGCTCGACTGCATGACCGTGCCGGCCTCGCTCGAGCTCCATCACATCCGCGTCGGGTGCGGCTACCAGTCCACCGTCGATCCGGACGGCGCCGGCCCGATGCCGGCGACCACGAACGCCGACCACTACACGACCGTCCGCGTGGTCACGTTCTGATGATGCTACGATCGGTGCCGTGAAGATCGCCGAGCACCACCTGCGCGACCTGACCGACACGGAGTACACGCGCTCGTTGTGGGTCTCGTGGGCACAACGAGACTGGCAGCTCAACGTTGATCTGAGCGGCCTCGTGTGCCGGACCGACCTCGCCACGGGTCGTCTGATCCTCACGGGAGGCGCGGCGAAGCCGTATGCACCACCGTACTCGACGGCGCGTGATCCTGCGCGTGGTCGCCGATAGACGGTCGTCACGTTCTGACGCTCACGCGTCCCCACGCGGAGCGCGCATGCTCCACCCGCCCCACCACCACGCCGCCCGACCGGTCGCGCGGTGGATGCAGAGCACGGGCGCGCCAGGCGCGAGCACGATGGTGATCTCGATGGGGTCGTGGCCGAGGACGATGGGCGTCATGCCCGTGGTGTCGGCCGCTGGCTTGGCGCGTTGCGCGTAATCGCGCCATTACGTCTCGCTCGCCTCCGTCCAACGCCTGCACTGCCATCGTGGCGCAGCCTAAAAGAGCCGTGGTTTCGCGGTGCGCATCCTCGCCCCGCTTGCGTAATGCTGGCATTATGCGTGCATCATGGGTAGGCGTGCGGCGAGAGACGCCGACGGGAGGATGAGCGGATGCGTCACTACGTGATCACGGTGCGGTCGAGCGGGCAGCGGATGGGCACCTACGCGGGCGAGACGCCGCGCGAGGCGCACGAGGCGATGTGGCGTGACGCTGGGTATGCGTCGCTGGCCGATGGCGCGCGCGCTGTCGGTCAGTCGGTGGAGCAGGTCGAGGCGGACACGCAGATCGAGGCTGCCCCGATTGCGCACGACTACGAGACGGGCGCGGCGCTGGCGGGTGCGGTGGACGAGGAGCTCGCGGCGGCCTCGCGCGCCACGGCGGTTGGCGCGGTGTCCGCCTACCTCGCGGACGGCGTGTGGCGCGAGTGCCCCGACGGCCGCGAGCAGTACCTCGCGAGCCGTGGGCACGACGTGCGCGTGGTCTACGTCGCCGACTGACGAGGAGCGCGCCGGGAGGACCGGACGGGGCTCGCCGCCCTGGGCGCGCATCGCGGCACGGCGCCGCGTGGAGGGTCGAGAGCACATGAGCGAGTACCACGAACTGCGGCCTCGTCCCGCGGTACGCCTGCGCGACCTCGAGCCTCGCGCGGTCGCCGATCAGGTGCTCACCCGCATCCGTGAGCACGTGGCCTCCATCATCATGCGCACCGATCTCGGCGCGACGTGGACGTGGCCCGAGAGCGGGCACGAGTCGCTCCGATGGACGGTGCAGCTCCTCGTGGGCTACGCGCAGCGCGGCGTCGAGGCGACCGACTGGCCCGACGACGCGAGCGCGCGCGACGCGATCCTCGACGTGGTGTCGGCGCTCTACACGCGTGCGGGCGACGACCAGATCGGCGCGGGCGTGCTCGACCGCATCGACGATCTCGCCGATGACCCGTCCGACCCGATCGACGTGGTGCTGCTTGCGGCGTGGTGCCGGTGTCAGCTCGCGGCGGGTGAGCAGGTCACCATCGCCGAGCTCGCCGCGCTCACCTCGCGCGCGGTGTCGAGCGTGCACTCGGCGGCGCAGCGTGGGCAGCTCCGCATCCGCTCGGAGAGCCGAGGGCGCGGCGTAGCGCGGCGCGTGTCGGCGGTGGATGCGCGGGCGTGGCTCGCGTCGATCGATCAGCCCAGCGGCCGCGACTCCACCCACTGACGCAGGGCCGCGCGTTTCGCGGCGGTGAGTCTGCGGCTCGACCACTCGCCCATGCGGCCCGAGACGCGCGCCTGCGGCGTGCAGCGGTCGAGGTCGCGCCGGATCTCCTCGGCCGTGCGCGGGTCTCCCTGCTCGTCGAACACGCCGCACACGGGCACGATGCGATCGCGGATGGTGGAGCGGGTCGCGAGCGCGATGGCCTGGCTGAGCGTGTCGGTGCTCGTCTGCGCCTCGAGCTGCAACCACACCTCACCAGCGAACCAGCCGATCCGCGGCAGCTCTGCGCGCGTGCCCGTGATGCTCATCTCGGGCAGCGCATCGACCCACGGTCGGATGAGCGAGGGAGACCAGTGCGCGCCGCCGCGCGGCTCCGCGTCGAGCTGGGCGTGCGTCCCGGCCTCGCCGGCGCACGCTCGCAGGTGGGCGAGCGCATCGACGAGGTCGCCATCGACCGCGGGGAACGAGCACGCGATCACCTCGATCTTCGCCGCTCGCAGCCGAGCAGCGACCGAGGCGAAGCGCGCGACAGCGAGCCGCGGCGTGATGAGCTGCCCGCGCGCCCCGGCGTACGGTAGGCCCTGGATCATCACGACGGCGATCGCCGCACCGCACGCGCGGAGCTTGGCGATGGTGCCGTCGATCGTCTCGGCCTGTGCGTCGGCGATCGGGACGTAGATGGCGAGGCCGCGGGGCAGAGCGGGCAGCGTGGTGGTCGTGGTCATGTGCTCTCCGTGGGATCGGGTTCCTGTCGTCCGCGCGTGATGCCGCCGATCGCATCGAGCGCCTTGGTGGCGTGCTCGACCGATCGCGCGGCCGCCTCGCCCGCCTGCATGGCGTGCCGGCGAGCGGACTCGACCTCGAGCGCCGCGCCGGTCACGGCGGGCAGTGTCGTGGACGAGATGCGGCGGGCGGCCTGGTGCGCGCGTCGATGAGTGCGCCAGGCGATGCGGGCCTCGGCGTAGCCATCAACGCCAGCGCGCTCGATGGGCGCGAAGAACGCCTCGAGCACGTCGTCGGGCGCGCGGCTCATCACGCACGCACCGTCACGGCGATCGAGCGCGAGACCGTGTGCCCCTGCGTCGTGGTGATGGTGCAGCGCACGAGGGACGGCGTGCCGCTCGGCGTGCCGCTCGACACCCACACGCGCGCGACATCGCCGATCAGCGTGGGCGGCGGGCTGCCGAGGATCGTGATGCCGCCTTCGACCGACCACGTGACGGTCGCGATGGTCACGGTCGTGCCGAGCTGCTCGCTCTCGCCCGCGAGCCACGAGGTCCAGCGCATGAAGAGCGGGAACGTGTCGCCCGCGCGCTTGGTGACGCGCTTGATGATCATGGGTTGCTGCTCCTGCTCAGTCGGCGATGACGCTCGCGGTGCGGTCGTCCGCGGGCGCGAGCGCCAAGTGATCGAAGATCGACGGAAGCGCGGTGCGCTCGTCGGCCTGCACGTCGGCGGTGCGAGCGTCGGCGATCGCGAACGCTGTCAGCTCGAGCTCGACGTATGCGGCCGAGACGACGGCGCCGCTCGCGACGATGCCGCCGGTCGATGTGCTGCGCGCGTCCCAGCGAGACGCGGCCGTGCTCGTGACGAGCGCGCCGCCCGTGCTCGTGACCGCGTAGAGCATGCCGGCGCCCGCTGCGCCGCTGGCCGTCGCTCCGCCGCTCGCTGTCTGCGTGTAGATCTTGCCGGCCGCCGCACTGCCCGAGATGACCGCACCACCGCTGCCGACCTCGGAGTAGCTGCCGGCATGCGACACCGAGTCGGTGCCGGCGCCGCTCGCGACCGCGGTGCCCGACGCGACCATGCGCATCGTCTGCGGTGCGCTCGCGCTGCTCGAGGTGAGCGCGGTGCCGCTGGCTGCCTGCGCGTGCGTCTGCGCGGTCGCGGCGGCGCCCGATGCGGTCGCGGTGCCGGAGACGGCGGGCGCGATGGTGAGGCCCACCGTGGCGCTGCCGCTCGTCGTGCCCGTGCCCGCGGCCGTCACGCGCTCGGTCTGGCTGACCGACGCCGAGCCCGAGGCAACGGCGCCGCCGCTGGCCGTGATCGCGAGGAGCAGGCCCGCGGTCGCGGTGCCGCTGGTGAGCGCGCTCCCCGCGCCGGCCTGCACGTGCGTCTGTGGCGCCGCCGCCGCGCCGCTGGTGAGCGTGGTGCCGCTCGCCGAGCCCGTGGCCGCCCACGTCGAGCTCGCGCCGCCGGACGTGAGCGCCGTGCCCGTCGCGGTCTGCGCGTGCGTCTGGGCGACTGTGGCGCCGCCGGCGGTGGTGGCGGTGCCCGTCGCTGCGATCGTGAAGAGCAGGCCGGACGTGGCGATGCCGGAGAGCACCGCGCCGCCCGAGGCGGTCTGCACGTCGGTCTGCGCGCTCGAGGCCGCGCCCGACGTGACCGCGCCGCCGCTCGCCGTCTGCGCGAACGTCTGCGCGTTGCTCGCGGCGCCGCTCGCGGTGGCGGTGCCCGTGCCGGTCTCGGCGTAGGCGTTGCCGCTCGTCTCGGTCGCGAGATCGGGATCGAAGAGGCCCGCGACCGCGAGATCGGGATCGAAGAGCCCACGCGCGGGCAGATCGGGATCGAAGAGGCCGAGCTTGGCCATGCCGCGCGACCTCCCCTCTCGTCTACCAGCTGATCACGATGCAGCCGCCGCGGCCGCCGGCGCCGCCAGCGCCGCCGAGGCCGGGGTTCATGCCGCAGCCGCCACCACCGCCACCGCCGCCCTGTGCGCCGCCAGCTCCGCCAGCGCCGCCAGCCGTCGAGGCCGTGACGGTCGTACCTCCGCCGCCTCCGCCGCCTCCGCCGATCGTGCTGTTGCCGTTCGCACCAGCGCTGCCGGCCGTGGGCGTCGCGCCGTCGGTACCGACCGCGGCGCCGGTGCCCGCTGCGTAGGTTCCGCTCGCGCCGCCCTTCGCGCCAGCGACGATGGCCGGAGTCGCGTTGTGGTGACCTCCCGTGCCGCCGCCTCCGCCGCCGTAGAGCGAGCCGCCGCCGACGCTGCTCGTAGGCGTAGCCGTTGAGCCGCCTCCGCCGCCTCCGCCGTTCTCCGCGTTGTGCGTCGTGACCACGGTGACCGTGCCGTCGCTCCCAGTGCCGCCGGTGACGCCGGTGACGCCCTTCGCGCCCGAGACGCCGGGGTTGCCGCCCTGCCCCACCGCGGTCGAGCCCGTGGTGCCAGCGCTGCCCCTCCCACCGCCACCTCCGCCGCCGCTCGCCGCGGCCGAGATGGCACCGCCAGCCCCGCCGCCTCCGCCGTAGGCCGAGAGGAGCGTGCCGAACGAGGAAGTGCCTCCGATGCCGCCGTTGCCACCCGCCGCGCCCGCCGCGCCCGGGGCGCCTGCGCTGCCACCGAGGCCCACGGTGACCGAGACGGTCGAGGCGAGGTCGGCCGCTGTGAAGAGCTGCTGCGCGTACGCGCCGCCGCCGCCGCCCGCGCCTCCCTTGGCCACGACGGCGGTCGCGAGCGAGGCCCCGGCCCCGCCGCCGCCGCCGCCGCCCCACAGGCGCACGAGCACGACCTTCGGCACGAACGAGGTCGGCTTCGTCCACGTCCCGTTGCCGGTGAAGGTCTGGATATCCACCTGACCGACGGTCGTGGTGTTCTTCGGGATGCCGGTGGTGCCGAGCACCTGCCAGCCCTCGTCCGTGTAGACGAGCTGCTCCTGCGCGAGCAGCGTGCCCTTCCAGATCGAGACCGCGTTGGTGCCGTCGGTGACGCGGACCTCGATGTTGTTCGAGGTGCTCGCGTGATTGTTGCGCACGATCAGGCTCTTCACGTTCCGCACGGTGCTCGTCGCGCCGGTGAGGATCGACGTCGTCGTGGCCGTCGAGATGATCACGTTCGGCGCCGAGAACGGCGTCACCACGCCCGACACGTAGTCCACGTAGGAGCACGCCACCTCGACCGTGCCGCCGGCCGAGGTGACGATCGAGAGGTTGGCGGATGCGCTGCTCGCGAGGTTCAGCATCGTCGTCTCCTACCGGCGGCGCTCGCCCACGAGGCGGCCGCCTTCCCACACGCGCGTGACGCCGCGCTCGGTCGCCTCTTCGCCGACGAGCAGCCGGCCCTTGCCCTTGCACGTGTCGCACTGCACGCGCGCCATCACGCGGCGCACGGGCACCTGGCCGTCGGGCGCGCGCAGGGCCTCGTGGCGCTCGCCGAAGCCCTTGCAGCTCGGGCACGGGCGCCACTGCTCCACGCGGAGCACGAGCGCCTCGCGCAGCATGCGTGCAAGCGCGCCCATGCTCAGTCGAGCCCGATCGAGAGCGTGACGGCGAGGGTGTCGCCCGACACGAGCGCGCGCGAGCTCGCGAACGCCTCCGCCCACATGATGTCGCCCGCGGTGTTCTCGGTGACGTAGTAGCCGACGATCGTCTGCGACGACGTGGGCGACCAGGTCTGCTGCGGGTACGTCTTGGTCGTCGTGCCCGTCGTGGTGCTCGCAGCGTTCCACGTCGCGCGCGCGAGCGCCTTGGCGCTGTAGCCGGTGAACGTGGCCTCCGTGAAGTCGGTCTCCACCGTGCTCTCGGTGATGCCGCCCGTGACCGCGGTGTAGAGGCGCAGGTTCTGCGCGTTCGGACTCGCGTCGCTCAGCATCATGTCGAGGAGCGCGCGCTCGCCCTTGTCGGGGACCAAGAGAGCCATGAATCACTTCCGTTCTGCGGCGTGCGCCGCGTTCAGCTTCCGACGTGGATGGCGGCGTGGTCGGCGAGGCGACCGAGAGAGGCGCGCTCCTCGGGGGTGAGCAGCGCGGTCGAGTCGGGCGTGCCGAGCAGTCGCCGGATGACGCTCACGTCGGCGACGGAGATGCGGGTGAGCGACGCTGCGTGCTCGGCCTGCTCGGCTCGGATGCGCGCGATGCTCGCCGCGTCGATCGCGTCGGCGCGGGGTCCGAGCGGGCCGGGGTCGAGCGCGGTGGTGCGCGCGAGTGCGGCGCGGGCGGCCGCCGTGGGGTCGGCGCCGGCCTCGCCCGCGTGGATCGCCGCGGCGACGGCCGCCTCGATCGCCGGGATGGCCGGGGCGACTGCGGCGAGCACGGCGCCCGTCGCGCCGCCCGTGAGCGGGGCGGCGGCGGTGAGAGCGGCGGCGGCGACGCCGGCCACGGAGGCGGCGATCTGCTCGGGGGTGGGCTGCGTCACGGCTGCATCTCCTTCGGACAGAACTTGTCGGCGGTGTTGATGACGCTGTTGATCGCGTACCAAGCCTCCTTGTCGACCGTGTCGACGAGTTGGCCGGCGTACCACTCCACGATCTGTTCGTCGGTCATGCCGGTGCGCCCGACGTGGCAACCGGGCGCAAGACCGCGCTCGGCGAGCGCCTCTCGGACCGGCTGCACGATCCTCGGCGCGTCGCTCGGACCCGCGCGATCGAGCGTCTCGATCGCGTCCCGGGTGACCCGGCGCAGCGTCACGACGCACCCCCGAGAACGGGCGCGAGCGCGGTCAGCGCGGCCGGGAGCGCGGGCAGCTCCACGCCGAGCGGGTGCATCGCTTCGACGAGGTCGGCCCACCGCGCGAGCACGCGAGCCGCGGCCGTCGCGAGCGCCCCGAGCACATCGTCGGTCTGCGTCGCGTCGGCGGCCACCTGCACGGCGTCGCGCCACGCGAGCACCGCGACGCGTGTGGACTCGAGCGCGGCCTCGGCCGGCGCGTGCTCGGCACGCGCCTGGTGCACGCACGCCTCGTCGTGGCACGTGTCCTCGGCGGCCTGCAGGTGCGCCAGGTACGCGTCGTCGGCGCCGCGCACGGCGACGATCGCGACGGTGGTGCCCGCCGCGTGTTGGCTCAAGGCCGACGCACCACATCCGGGCAAGAGCAGTGCGCAGCCGGCCGCCCCGAAGAGCGCGGCGAGCACGACGAAGAGCATCGCCGACCACGACGACGACCCATCGGTGCGGCTCCGCGGCGCAGACGGCGGCGGGGCGATGCTCGGCACGACGACCGTCCCAGGCGGCGCGGTGTGCAGTAGTGCGCGACCGCCCGAGATGAGCGAGACGACGATGCCGACGAGCGCGAGGATGGTCGCGACGAAGCCCTGCGGGTCGGCGAGCACGACGTGGATGGCGCCGCCGATCTTTCCGATCGCGTGATCGACCTGCGTGCTCGGCGCGAGCACGAGGATGCCGAACGCGATCACGGAGCAGACGAGCGCCACGATCGCGACGATCGCGGCGGGCCAGGGAGAGCGGAGGGGCGGCGTGGGTGCGGGCATGCGGTCAGTCCTTTCGGAGGTGGATGTGCGGGAGCGGGGGCGGCGCGTGGCCGCCAGCGGTGATGGAGCGGCGCACCTCGACGAGCTCGGCGTGCAGCGCGTCGATCCGCGTCTGCAGCTCCTCGCGGGCGGCGCGCTCGATCGCGATCTCCTCACGCGCGACGCGCAGATCGCCCTGCGTGACGCGGTGGGCCTCGTCGCACGCGTCGAGGCGCGCGCGGAGGTCGGCCGTGGTGATCTCGTGATCGGCCTGCGTGCGTGCGCGCGTCTCGGCGTCGAGCCGTATCGATTTCGCGCGTGCGCGGAGAGCGTCACGCACCGCATCGATGAGCCGCACCAGCGCAGGCGTCACGACAGGAATCGCGGCGCGGATGGCGTGCACGAGCAGCGCGAGCGCCGAGATCAGCGCGGCGCCGCCCGTGAGGCCCTGCGTGGTGGCGAGCGTCTCGATCACGTGCCCGCCGCCTCGGAGCCGTCGAAGCGGCGCCACTTGCCGGCGTAGAAGTAGAGCGGTGCGGTCGGCGTGGGCGATCCCGCCACGTGCCACGCGGTCGCGACCTGCCCATCACGGCCCGGCGGCAGCACCGGCCCGTTGCCCGTCGCGTTGCCCGGCACGTAGCCGGCGAGGCCCACCTCGGAGAGGTCGTGCACGGCGGCGGGCTGGTTGGCGAACCACACGCCCGCGCGCGGTCCCGAGACGTACACGTCGCCGGTCACGCTGCCCCAGTAGGGGTTGTCCACGACGGCCGGAGCGCTCGGCGCGTTCACGTGCTCGAGGCGCAGGTGGTAGACGACCGCCTTCGGATCGATGCGCACGGGCGAGGTCGCGGAGGTGAACCCGCCGCGGATCGTCACGCTCGTCGCGACCAGCACGAACCCCGCCGAGCCGCCGTCGTCGAAGTGCCAGCCGCGCGCGTTGCCCTCGTGGAGCCAGCCCTCGTGCAGCACGTCGGCGCACGCCGTGAAGCGGCCCATGACGGCGCCCTCGGCGTTGCAGCCGAGCACGCGATGGCCGACGCCGCCGGCGTGGTGCACGGCGATGGGCGGCCCGTTGAACTGGCACCGATCCACCGTGATGCCGTTGCAGTCGTTCTGCGCGCGCACGCCGGTGCCGGTGCCGTAGAACGACGTCTCTCGGATCGTCGTCATGTCGCTCGCGTCGTCGAGCACGCCGATCGCGCCGCTGACCATGCAGCGCTCGATCGAGCACTGGCCGCCGCCGGTGATGCGCACGGCGGTCGCGTCGCTGAGCACGCCCACGTCCTCGGCGCGTGCGTGGCAGTCCACGTTGATGCCGGGCGCGTCGCTCAGCACGAGCCCGTGGCCGCCCTTGAAGTCGAGCAGCGAGACGAGGCGCCCCTCGCCGCGGAGCGTGATCTGGCCGTAGCGGTGCACCCCGTTCACGCCGGCGAGCACGAGATCGCTGCTGAGCAGGTAGTGCCCGTCGGGCACCTCGAGCACGCCGCCGCCGTAGTACACGCCCCACGGCGTCGAGCGCATCGTGCCCGCGAGCGTCGAGATGGCCGCGAGGAAGGCGGCGGTGGAGTCCACCTGCCCCTTCGGATCGGCGCCCTTGTCGATGACGTTGATCCGCATGGGTCAGCCTCGCGCCGTCGAGAAGATCTCGAGGTAGTCAGCCCAGTCGATCACCGCCGTCACCGGCGTCGTGCCGGCCGACTTGATGATCGTCATCTGGCATGGCTGCCAGGCCGCGTTCGGCAGGCCCGTGGAGAGCGTGCCGAGGCTCGTGCCGTCCATGAAGAACTCGCAGCTCGTGCCGCCGGGATCGACGACGATCTCGGCGAGGTGCCAGCCCGTCGTGACCGCGACGCTCGAGGTCGAGGCGCCGCCGCCGCCAGTCTTGATCCGCCAGTTGACCGACGTGAGGCGGTCGTACTCGAACCACATGCCCGTCGCGCCGGCGAGCCAGCGGTTGTTGGCCGCGCCGATCGCGAACTTGAACTCGTCGGTCACGTTCGACAGCTGATCGAGCTTGAACGCGTACCGGAGCACGACGATGCCGCCGCCGAGCTGCGGACCCACGTTGATGTTGCCGATCGCGAGCAGCGTCAGCATGCAGCCGACGCCCGCGTTCGTGGTGCCGCTCGTGATCTGCACGAGACCCGGACGCCCCGCGATGAGGCCGCCGCCCGCACCCGCCGATGTCGCAGCCGCAGCCGCAGCGCCCGTGCCCGAGCTGTCGTTCAGCCATGCCGCGACGCCCGCGGCGGTGACGCCCTCGAAGAGGTCGGTGCGCTGCGTGGCGGTCCAGCGCGGATCGAGGTGCGTGGTCCCGTTCTCTCCGAACGGGCGCCAGCGCGACGTGGTGCCGTCGTAGATGAGGGTGCGCGACTGCCCCGGCAGGAGCACGAAGCGGTCGGCGAAGCGGTTGGCGGCCGAGCTCGCAGCGCTCTCACGGCGGAAGAAGATCGGGAAGCTGCCGACGTTGTGCAGCGTGACCTCTTGCCACGCGGTGCCCGCGAGCAGACCCGTCACCTGGACGAGCGACGAGGCAGCGACACGGATCTGCGCCGCGGTCGAGAGGCCGGTCGGCGACCAGTCGTTCGTGTTGGCCGCGAGGGTCGTCGGCGTGATCGCGCCGGACTTCACAAGCGCCTTGGTGATCGTCGCGCTGCCGACGTTCGAGAGGTCTTGGGCGTTCAGGCCGAGCGCGGCCGTGAGCGTGCCCGCGACCGTGCGCAGCACCGCCTCGGTGAGCACGTGCACGTGACCCGCGTCGGCGAGCTTGCCGCTCGCGCCCGCCGATGCCGCGGTGCCCACGTCCTGCGCGAGCGAGCCCGAGATGTCAGCGGCGACCGTCTGCAGGCCCGTGCCGCTCACCACGACGCCGGTGCCGGCCGTGATCGCGTTGCAGCGGGTGAACGTGATCGATGTGACGCCCGGCGTCGGCGCGATCTGGTCGAGCTGCCAGAGCGTCCCGCCGTTCGCATTGCCCGTGATGACGTGCACGAGCGCGCCGTTCGTCAGGTCGCCCGCGGCGTCGAAGTCGGACGCGCGTGTGGGCGCGCCGCTCGCGGCCACCACGTAGACGCCGTTCTCGACGCTCGACGCCTGGTTCTTGATGAGGATGCGGTCGCCGGTCGCGAGCGTCTTTCCGTCGATCGTCTGACCGTTCGCGAAGCTGCTCGCGAGCGTGCCCGCGACCGTCGTCGCGATCCGCACCTCTTGCTTCGCGACCGGTGCCGCGACCGCGCCGATGCGCGCCTCGAGCGAGTCGGCCGTCGAACCATCGCGCAGGCCGACGGCCGTGGCGATCTGCACGATGCGCGTCTTGATCGCCTCGAGCTCCGCGGCCGTCAGCTCGCGATCGAGGTCTGCGACGGGCAGACCCGTCTTCACCCGGCCAAGGTCCGAATCGACCTTCGCCGGGAGCGGTGCAGTCAGTCCCATGCGTTCACCTCAGGAGCGGAAGCCCAGTTGGAACGACGCATCGACCCACCCGACCACGTAGGTGGTCAGGCCGGTGCGGTTGCGAAGCACGAGCGCGCCGTCGGTCGTGCGCGCGTAGATGCAGATCCCCGTGTCCTCGGTCGCCGTGTCGTTCAGCAGCACGAGGTGGTAGCCGCGGTCGAGGCCGGCCCCGACGGTCGCGTGGCCGCCCGGACCGGTGTAGCGAGCGATCACCTCGGCGAAGACGGGTGCCGCCGTGTCGTTCGCGTGTGCGTCGCCCGCGTGGCCGGGGAGCAGGTCGTAGTTCGCGCTCCGGATGAAGGCGACGCGCACCGCTCGATCACGCCAGTCGATCGTCGCATCGAGGAGCTGTTCGCTCGTCCCGGCCACCGAGGTCGCGAAGAAGCGGCGCGCCCAGCCGACCGACCCGCGTTGCTGCGCGAGCACCTTGCCGGTGTGGCGGAGGGCCTCCGGGATGTACGGCCGCGCGCTGCCCCGCACGTGCGCGTGCCCGAGCGGCTCGCTACCCGTCGCGACGCCCAGGAGGGAGCGGTCCTGCAGCGCGTTGAGCACCCACGGCTCGCAGTTCTGCGTGTCGGTCGCCGCGACCGCGGGGAGCGTGGGCGGCGAGAGTCGCTGCCCGATCTGCATGCTCGCGTCGATCGTCAGCACGTAGGTCTCGATCACGCCGTTGCCCGAGGCGTCCGCGTCGCGCGCGAGCATGAGCGCGTTCGTGCTCGTGTCGGCGTAGAGCCGTAGGCCGCTGCCGGTGATGCCGACCGTGAGCCACTCGAGCTCGGTGCCGTGCGCGGTGAAGCTGCCCGCCGTGGTGCCGAGGCGCGTGTAGCCGATCGCGTAGCAGGGCTGCGCCGGATCGGCGGACCCTGGCGGAGCCGTGAGCTCGTCGGTCGCTCGGTACGTGCCCGGATCGCCCGCGTGTCGGTCCGAGCCGAGCGGACCCGCTGCGCCCGCGGCGAAGCCCAGCGGCCAGCGCGCCATGTTGACGGTCAGGCACGTCGCGTAGATGACGCGATCGCGCCAGTCGATGCCGTCGTCGAGCATCACCGTCTGACCCGGCGACAAGTTCACGACGTGCGCGACGATCGAGCGTCCGCCCTTGTTGAGCGCGGTGATCGTCCAGTTGTCGGCGCTCGTCGTCGCCGCCGGGATCCGCATCAGCCCCTTGGCCGCCATGCGCGACACCCACGCCGCGCCCACGCCGGCCGCCGCGAACGACTGGCCGTCGGCGAAGGCGTAGTCGCCGCTCGCGTTGTCGTACTGCGACGTGCACGCGAGCAGGCCGAAGAGGTAGCGTGTGGTGCCGTTGCTGTTCCGGATCCGCAGCTTGCCCGTGGTCGAGTCGGCGTAGATCTGCACGCCCGTGTCGAGCGTCGCGTAGTACGTCGTCGAGCTGACCGCGGTATCGCCCGGGCCGGTGTAGATGAGCCGCGCGAAGCGGTTGCCGATCGTGCCGCTCGCGTCGCTCGAGCCGCCAGGACGGATGTCGGCCGTGTGCGTCTTGCACGCGACGAACACGAGCCGCTTGCGCCAGTCGAGCGAGTCCTCGATTACGAGGTTCGCGCCCGCGCCGATCAGCAGGCCGAACACGACGCTCTCCTGTCCCGACATGATGCCGGCGAAGGTCATCGTGGTCGTGCCGCCGCCCGTTGCGGGCTTGCGCAGGATCGCGTCCTGGATGGCCGTGAGGTCGGCCGCGCGCACGATGGAGCCCGGTCCGTAGCTCCGCACACGCTGCGGCGGCGTGAGCCCGGCGACCGCGCCCGCGTCGGGCACGAACACGGCGCGAAGGAACGCGCGCCCGAGGATGCTCGTCGCCGAGGCCCAGGTGGCGACCGCGGTGCCGATGCTTGACTCGATCGCGGGGCTGCCGTCCTGGCCGAAGCACCGCGCCGGCACCATGCGCGCGAGCACCGTCGCGACCGCCTTGCGGATCGCCGGATCGGAGAACTCCGCCTCGGAGAGCGTCGTCTGGATCTGGTAGGTGAGCTCGGGCGCCGACGTGTAGTCCACCTGCTGGTAGTCCACGCCCCAGCTCTGCACCGTGGCGCTCGTCGAGATCGCCGCGAGCGCCGTCGCGATCCGCTCGGCCATCGCGCCGCCACGCGCGCTCTCGGCCGCCACGAGGCGCGCCTGGCGCTCCTGCACCTCGCGCACCGCGTCGTCGGCGAGCTGGTAGAGGCGCTCCCACTCGTCGAGCAGCTCGACGGTCTTGCTCGGGAACGCGTTGGCGCGCGCGCGCACCGTCGCGGTGTGGACGTAGTGGAGCACCACCGCCCACGCCTCGATCTCGATTGCGAAGATGCTGCTGTCGTCGCTCGCGTAGCCGTCGGGCAGGAGCCGTCGCACGAGCTGGGCGAAGTCGTGCACCGACGGCTCGCCGAACGGCGTGCCGAGCATCATCGGGAGCGGCATGCGCAGACCTCGTCGTCAGACGTGCGTGATGCGCAGGACGCCGAGCGCCACGCGCGCGAACTCGGCTGCCGTCACGACACCCACGGGCGCCACGACGGTGCAGCCCTCCACGCCCTCGTTCGCGGCGAGCACGGCCGCCGAGATGCGCTCGGGGCGCAGCGCGTACTCCCAGGCAACGCCGGGATCGGGGTAGCGCTCGTAGCCGTCGTCATCGCTCGGCCCGAGGCCGTCGAAGAGCGTGCCGATCGCGGCGATGATATCCGCGGTGAGCGGTCCGCCGGGATCGACGAGGGCGCCAGCGCTCGGCGCGGCGGGGAGCGGCGGGCTCACGGTGAGCGTCGAGCCGCTCTTGCCGATCACGGTGACCTCGTAGAGGCCCGGGCGCACGCCGCTGCCGACGTAGACGAGCACGCGCATCCCCACGTCCACGAGCGTCGGCGTCGCAGTGAGCACCACCGCCGTCGTCGTGCTGCCCGCATTCACCGTGTAGCTGCCGGTCCAGTCCGGCTCGAACCCAGGCGCGGCGGTGATCTGCAGCGTCACGTCCTGCGTCACGTCGTCGGCGAGCTGCCGGACGCGGATGTCGTCGAACTTCGAAGCCTGCGCCTGTAGGTACGCAAGGATCGTCGCGTTGGTGTTGGTGCCGGTCGCGCGCGCGCCACTCACGCCGATCGGCACCACGTCGATCGTGCCGATCCCGCGGTAGCCGACGAACACGCATGCGTCCTCGATGCGGACACCCGGCGTGCGGCGCGCCCAGTCGCGATAGTCGGCGCGGTTGCCCGAACCGGGGCGCTCGCCCGCCCACGCGAGGATGCGCTGGCGGAGCTGCTCGGGGGTCTCCACGTCGCCGCCACCCGTCAGCTCGAGCACCGTCGCCTGCGCCACGGTCGTGCCCGGGGGCGAGTCCCACGTGAGCACGTCGCCAGGGAGCAGGTTGCCCGCCGCGCCCGCATCGACCGCCTCGATCGAGACGACCGCGCCCGTGATCGGGGCGATGGTGTCGCCGATGGTCGGCTGCGTGGTGAGCGCCTGGTAGAGGTCGAGCGCGAACGTGGTCCCGATCTCGGGCAGGACATCGCGCACCGCGCGCGTGACGCCGCCGATGCTCACCACCATGTCGGCGGTGATGCCCGTCGCGTTCGGCGAGACGAGCACGCGGCTCGTCGTGCTGCCGAAGAGCACGGTCTTGCCGGCGAAGCCCGGCGTGCTCGTGCTGACGCCCGTCGAGACCTTGTACTTGCGGCCGCTCGGATGGCTGAGCGTCAGGCCGGCCGTGAGCGCCTCGCCCGCTGCGGCCGAGGTCGCGAGGATCTTCCCCTTCGCGGGCGCGGCCGGCAGGAGCCCAGCGTCGGCGCCCATGCGCGCCCGCGCGTGATCGGGCAGGAATGCGGGGCTCGCCGTGGTGGGCAGGATCTCGCGGACCATGTCCACGATAGGTTGCTGCAGGCCGAAGTAGACCGCAGCGACCGCGCGCGCGCGCATCCACTCGTCGGAACCCTTGGCGAGGTTCATCTCGGGCGAGCGCCCGCGCAGGTGCGCGAGGATGAGGTCGTGCAGCTCGTCGAGCGTCCGCGTCGTGAAGCTCATCCGGTCACCGCGTGCGTGTAGGGGATCGAGACCGGCACGCCGCGCGCGTTCCGGTACGTGATGGTCAGCGCGACGGAGGTCTTGCCCACGACCGCAGTGATCGTGAGGCCGGGCAGGACGCCACGATCGACGAGGTGCTGCAGCGCCTCACGCGCGTACGCCTCGGCGAGCCGCTTCGTGGCGCCGTTGATCTTCTTGATCTGGTGCAGGCGCGAGCCGAACCACGGCGCGATGGCACTCGATCCGCGCTTGGTGCGCAGCGCGAGCACGACCTCGCTCGTCGGCGAGAGATCCTCTCGCCGCTCGCCGCGCACGAGCTGGTAGTCGCCCGTCGTCGGGTCGATGTAGGGCGAGCGGCAGGTCACGAGGTCGCCTTCACGCGGCTCGCAGCGACGCTGGCGAACGTCGGCATCTGCTGCGCCACCTGGGGTGCTCCGGTGTTGCCGCTGATCGTGCCGCCCGTGTGCGTGTGCGCGTTGAACAGCGACTGGATCGTGTCGAGGCGGTCCTTCACGAGGTTCGCGAGCGCCACGTACGCGCTCGCCGCGTCGCCGCCGAGCCGCACGTCGCTCGCATCGATCACGACCTTCATGCCCTCGACGCGCACGCTGCCATCGTTCTTCAGGTGGACGATCGGGCGCGTGCTCACCGTGTCGGTGAGGTCACCCATCCAGCGCAGGTACACCTCGCCCTTCTCGAGCGAGATCTGCCAACGCCGATCCTTCGTCGCGATCACGTCGCGCGTGTCGCCGCTGCGCACGAAGAGCGCCTCGCACGCGCCGCCGGCCGTCGGGTCGGCCGGGCGCCAGAGGAGCCCCGCCTCGCCGAACACATCGCACGACGTGAGCTGCTCGACCTCGGGATCGTCCGCGTGGTCGCGCGTCAGGTCGAGATCCGGCGGGCCGTCGCCCACGATGGTCGTCTGCACCGACGCCGACGCCGATCCGCTCGTGCTCGCGGTCAGGTTGCCGTGCCCGATGAGCCCTTCGACCTCGGCATCGACGTTCGTGCGCATCATGGCGACGACCTCACAGCGAGAGGGAGCGGAGCGGAACGAGCTTCAAGCGCGTCATCGTCCCCGCCTCGCGCGAGCGCGAGAACGTCCGGGCGTAGATGAAGCGGGTGTCGTCGATCCCGCTGGCTTCATCGACGACGTTGGCCGTCGTGTTGATCGCGTAGAGCGCGCGGCCCTGGCCGTGCTCGGGCACCGAGACCTCGATGCGGTCGCTCGCAGCGCGCCCTTCGGCGAGCGCGCGGTCGGCCATGCGCTGCGCCTCAGCCGTGCTGCGGATCGTCGCGTCCTGGATCACGCGTTCGCGCGTGAACGTCACTTCGGCGTCCAGCGCCTCAGCTCGGATGCGTGCTCGAGAGGCATCCGAGCGCGAGCGCCCGATCACCGTGACTTTCGAGAAGCGCGTGGCGTACGACCGCCGCACCTGCAGCCCGATCGTGTTGTTCGGATCGGAGGGGACGCTCTCGAACCTCCGCACGAAGCGGTAGAGCGGCTCCGAGACGTAGTCCGGCGCGCCGAGCACGAGCTCTCCGCGCGCGCTCATCCACATCATGATCCCGATGCGGTCGGCGTGGCGCGCGAGGAACGACCAACAGTCCTCGTTCGCGCGCGGCGACGCCTCGGCGAGCGTGATCCGCTCGATGTCCGATCCCGTCATTCCGTTGGAGGCCCGGCCGCGAGCACGTGCCGCTCGAGCGCGTGCGGCGGCCGACAGCCGATCCCACTCGGCCTGTCCCACGGCTTCGTCGAGCGGATGGTGCTCTCGCTGTGCACGACGTACCACGTCGGACGAGATCCACTCCTCCATCACGCCCTCGCGGAGGGCGCGCTCGGCGCGGAGCCGCTGCGCTGCCGTACGACCGCCGAGGCCGGTGAGCAGCTCGCGGTTGGTGCTCGTGTCGGTCACCACGTCGATCGACCACGGAGCGCAGATCGCGCGCGCGAGCTCGATGAAGGTGGCGTTCTGGCCGAGCGACCGCACCACGCCGAGCGGCGCGGCCGAGTCGCAGAGGTACGCGGCGCGGTCGCGACCCGAGACCCGGATCACCGTCCCGGACTCGCGCGTCGTGTCGATGTCCACGTCATCGATCACGCCCGTCATCTGCAGGTCGTTGACCCGGAGGCGGTCCTCGGTGCCGTCAGTCACGTACACGCGCACCGCCGCGCCAGGCGCCGCAGCGTCGCGGAACCGCGCGATCCGATCGCGGGCTGCCCGGCCACGGCCGCCAGCGGCGACGGTGAACGAGAACGCGTCGGCCGGCGTGAGCATGTCGCTGTCGATCTCGTACTCGGTCCACTCGCGGAACGAGACCGAGTCGTCGCTCGGTGCGCCGCTGCGTGCGCCTCCGATCACGAGGGTCGCGAACGCGCGACTGCGGCTCATCGCGTCCTCGCCGGCGTACGACGCTCCGCGCTCGTGGTGGGCGCGAGAGGCGAGCCGGTGGGCGTCTCCGGCATCGACGACGCGACCGCGGAGCCAATCTGCGCGATGGTCGCCTCGCCGAGCTCCACGCGCGAGCCGGGCGCCAGCGCCACGGCCGTCCCGGGCTCTAGGCGCACGTTGCGCTGGATCTCCTTCGCGCGGTCGCCGACAGTGCCGAGCTGCCCGAACAGCTCTGTGGCGGCCGCTGCCGCGGCGGCGATCGGGATGCCGCCGACACCAGCGCCAAGCGCGCTGCGCGAGACGGCGCCGCCGACATTGGACACCCCCGCACGCGTCTCTGGCGAGAGGTCGGCGATCATCGCCGCGAGGGCTGGCGCGATCGACTGCTGCACCACCTCGCCGAGCATCGGGACGCTGCCGAGCATCCCGAGGAGGCCCTCCGACCCGGTCTGCCTCACGGCTTCTTGGAACGCGAGGTGCTCGTTCGCCGTTGTCACTCGCGGCTGAAGCTGCTGGATGCCCTCGACTTCTCCCTGCACCGCGATCGCGCGAGATGTATAGGCCGAAGTGCTGTGAACGCGCTGGATGTCCTCTGCGCGGCGACGCGCTGCGGCGTCAGCATCAACCGAGATCAGCTGATCGACGCTCGGGCGGTTCTGCGTCGGTGCGGTCTGCGCTCGGGTGAGCGTGTCCACGGCGAGGCGCGCCTCGCTGCGGCGGAACACCTCGTTCGTACTCCCGATGCCATGCACCGTGGACATGTCGCGGATGAGCTGCGGGTAGTCGATCGTGCCGTCGTCGTGGATGGCGGTGGTGCCGCCCTCCCAATGCGCGCTCGCGCCATGTCCAACACGGTGACCGCCGGTCGCCTCGCGCAGGCGATCGCGAGTGCGCTGGTCACCCATCGATCCCATGAGCGCGTGCACCTGCGTCGCCGCTTCCGAGTCGCTCTGCGCGCCCGGCCGCACGACGTTCGCGAGCGCGAGGAGCTGCCGGAGCGCGTCCTCGCCTTGTAGCCCGGTCTGCGACTGGAACTGGCCGAGCAGACCACCGTAGTTCTCGGCGAACGACTCGGGGGTCACAGATCCCTGCAGGCCCGCCTCGGCGAGGATGTCGAACGTACGCTGCGCAGTCGGCGCGGTGTCGCCGAGCTGCTGCCCAACGATCCCCACGAACTCCGCGAGCGTCTCCATGCTCGCGCCGGTGCGCTGCGCCTCGTCGGCAATCGCTTGCAGATCGCGCCGCCCCTGCCCGAACGCGGAGAACCGCTCCTGCATCGTCGAGAGCACGTTGAGCAGCTCGGTCGGCGACTGGCCGGACGCAATGGCGACGCGATTGATCTCGTCGGCGAGGTCCGACATCTGCCGCGCGCGCTCTTCGGGGCTCATGTTCTGGAAGAACTCGCCGCTCGAACGCGCGAGCTGCAGCTCGAAGTCCTGCGCGGTCGCGGTGCGTTGCCCGATGTCCTGAACGCCCGCACGGCCGCCCACGGCGCTCGTGAGCGTCTCGATCCGCTGCGTCATCGCGTCGAAGTAGGCGTTCATCGCCGCTGTAGCCTGCGCGATGCCCGCCCCGGTCACGCCCGCCGCGACGCCCATCTCGACGCGCCCGCGCTGCGCGCGCTGCTGATCGCGAAGCTGACGCACGCGCTCGGCCTGACGCTGCTGCTCGCGCGCCTGGCGCATGCGCATCGCGTAGATCGCGTTCGCCTCGCGCTGCGACTCTCGCATCGCGGTGCGCTCAGCCTGAGCCGTCGTCGCAGCGGCCTCACGTGCAACGCGTGCACGCGTCTGCGCTTCACGAGCAGCGATGCGCTCACGAGCACGCGCGCTCTGCTGCGCCTCACGAACGCTCTGACGCTCAGCCTGCGCCTGCTCGCGCGCCGCCTGTCGTGCGCCCTGCGTGATCCCACGCACCGCGCGCTGCACCGTCTCCTGGCCGACCGTGCGGATGCGGATGCGAAGAAGGCGCTCGGGCATGTTCGTCCTCGTCCGCTACCGAGCAGCGACCTGGATCACCGCGCCAGCCGCGATGAAGAGCGGATTCAGGCCCGGGTTGCGGAGCATGATCTCCTCGGCGCGCGTCTCGTCGCCGTAGAGCTGCGTCGAGAGCTCGAACACACTGATCGTGTCGGCGATGGCCTGCTCGACCACCGGGGCGGCGTCGGCGAAGGCGCGCTCGCCCTGCGAGGTCGCAGCCGCAGCGAACAGCATCGCCGCGTGCATCGCGCTCGCGTTCGCCGGGTCGAGCAGCTCGGGAAGCTCGAGGAGCACCTGCGCGCGGGCGCGGAGCACGTCCACCGTGGCCGCGATCTGCTCGGTCGAGACGATCACGCTCGCCGCGATGTCCTCGGCGAAGCGCTGACCCATCGTCGCCCACAGCGTGCCCGTGTTGAATGCGGCCTCGATGTCGGAGAGTCCCACGCCCGCGCGGGTCAGCGACGTGATCACGTTCGGCTCGCTCACGCCCGCCTGCTCGAGCTCGTCGTCGAGCGCGGCGCCGGCGCTCTCGGTGTTCGGCTGCGGGCGCAGCTCACGGAACGCCACGCCGATGTCGAGATCGTCCTCGACGAGCGTGATCGTCGTCATCACGCCGTCGCGCATCGTCGCCGCGAGGTCGCTCGACCACGGCTTGACCGACACGTGCATCGTGCCGAGCTCATGATCGCGGTACTCGAGGTCGTCGGGCGGATCCTCGAGCAGCGAGCGCACCTGGTCCCAGAGGTCCGGGTAGTGCGTCGCGTCCACGTCGGCGAAGAACGCGAGCTGCAGCTCGAACGTGTAGGGCTCGCGCCCCATGTCTTCGGTGCTCTGGCCGTCGCGATTCGGGTAGCGCCGATCGACCGTGGCCCGCCCGCCCGAGAGCTTGCGGTGCACCACGGGCAGGTCGAGCCCGCCGAGCTGGCACGTCGGCATGCTCTCGTCGAAGAAGCCCATGGCTCACCTCAGCACTGCACGAGGCCGACCGACTCCGACCACCACCGCAACCGAACCGCGTCGAACGAGCGCATGCACACCGTGATGCGGTGGCCTGCCCGCCCCTGCCGCCGCGGGATGACGATCGAGTACTCGTCCATCGGGATCACTTCGATGCGATGTGAGCGGCGAGCGAGAGGACGAGCCGCACGAGACCCGACGGCTCGATCGACGAAATGGCGGTGGGGCCGCCTGCGACGATGGCCGCCGTCAGCTCGGGGATCTTGTCGGCCTCGATGCGCTGCATCGGGCACGTGCGGTCCTGGTGCTCGAGGTAGAGCCGGAACAGCGCCTCGATCACCGCCGCGGGGAGCTCGCGCAGGTCCGCGTCGGACGGGAACAGCGAGACGTGGCCGCCCTCGCGCGCCTCGGGGTCGAGCAGCGCGCGCCAGACGATCTGCCGCTGCACCTCGCGCTCGAGGAACTCGGGGTCGAGCGAGAGGTCGGCCTTGCTCCGCGTCGCGTACCGCTGCGCCTCGATGCGCGCGAGATCGATCTCGCGGTCGCTGAGCAGCCGCACGAGCACCACGGCGCCGTCGATGCCGGGGAACGGGTAGCTCGCGGGCGCACGCCGCGCCTTGATGGCCGCGTCGATGCTCGCCTTCGGGCTGCTCGTCGTCTCGGTCGTCATCGTCGGCCTCTCTCACCCCAGCGCGGCGAGGTAGTACGCCTGCCAGTGCGTCACCTGCTCGAATGGCACGCCGAAGAACTCCGCGGCGCTCGCGCGACGGGCGCGCAGACGGTCGTCGCCGCGCTTATCCGCCCGCTCGCGGAGGTCGGCGTACAAGCGCTTGACCTCGCCCTCGTCGAGCTGCGGGTAGGCGCGCAGCGTCGCCTCGTCGAGCGCGGCGAGGAGTGCGAGGAGCACGTCCTCGGGTAGCTGGCCCAGCTCCGAGAGCCGGTAGAGCGGGCGGCGTGCGCCGTCAGCGAAGGCCTCCGGGTCGAGCACGCACCGCGCGAGCATCATGCGCTCGAGGCGCGTCGCTCGCTGCTGCGGGCTCGCCTCGATGCCGTCGAGCGCGAGCGTGTCGCGCGCTTCGTGCTCGAGCTCGGTGACCTCGGCGTCCGAGATGGCTCGAACGGGCAGCGCCACATCACCGACGCGCGCGATGGCCACGCATCGCGTGCCGCGCACCACGTCGTCGATGGAGCGCGCCGCCTGAGCCTGCCTCGTCTCGGCCCGCCGTTCGCGGGCTCGCTCGAGGAACGCGCCGAGGTCGAGCCCCGGCACGATCAGAACGTCGCGCCGAGCTGCTTGCCGGTCGCCTTCACGGTGACGCTCGCGGCGCCGGACACGTCGAACGACCGATCACGCGAGTCGAGCCGCACCGTGTACGTCTCCGTCACGCCCGCGGCCTTCACGCGCACCGTGCAGTTCAGCCGGAGCTTGAGCGCGCGGTAGTAGTCGGCCTCCATGCCCGCCTTCGGCATCGCCGAGTCCCACGAGAGCTCGGCCTTGAGCGGGCCGGCCGCCATCCCCGCCAGGCCGTGCACCGTGGTGTTCACCTCGGTGTTCTGGCTCATGTCGGTGATCGTGACCTTGCTGATCTCCGCGAGGAGGCGGCCCTGGAAGTACAGCTCGCCACCGGACTCGTAGGACTTCAGCGCTTCGCTCATGGCGTGACCTCGTGCGGCTCAGGGGGCGGCGTGGATGTCGATCAGGCTCGCGCGCGCGGCGCGTCAGCCGATCTGGTTGATCGTGGTGTCGAGCTGGTAGAGCCCCTCGACCACGTCGAGCGGGATGGTCGCGCGCGCGCGGCCCGCCGGAGACCCCGGGATCGTCACCACGAGGTTCGGCATGTTCGCATCGACGTTCGAGAGCATCTCGGGCTCGAGCGCCTTCTCCTGCTCGTAGATCCACTGACGGATCGAGCTCGGCGTCGCGACACCCGGATCGGGCGCCACGTCGTCGGTCGGATCGGGGCCGAGCTTCGGGTTCTGCGCGACGTACGCCGGCCAGTTCACCTGCAGCTGGTCGGCGAAGTAGTCCGGCACCGTCACCTTCGCGGTGTCGAGCACCGCGTAGTTCGGCTGGCCGTTCACGTCCTGGCTGCGGCTCGTGATCGAGCGGACGACGTAGAGCACGCCCGCGCGCGAGGCGACGAGCGGCGTCAGGCCGTTGTTGAGCGCGCTGGTGATCTGCGTGCCCGTCGGGCGGTTCGCGAGCGACGGCTGCACGTGCAGGCCGGGGACGCTCGTGCCGTGCTGCATCGACATCGGCGAGGCCGGATCGATGCTCTCGAGGTAGGCGCGGCGCGCGGCGACGGCCGCTGCGATCTCGCCCGGCAGGTCGTCGGCCGCGTTGTGCCAGACGATCTGGACGCGCGACTCGTTCACGCCGACCGCGAGGGTCGTGCTGTTCGCGAGGGTGTCGATGCTCGCCGCGACCACCGCCTGGCGGATGCCGACGAGCGGGCCCGCGGCGGTCTGCACGTGCGTGCGCCAGCCCTGCAGCTCGGCGAGCACGTTGTGCGCGACGGCGATCAAGTGGAACCGCATCGTGGCCATGTTGGCCTGCGCGGTCGTGAGCGTGTCGGAGCCGAGGCCGCCCGTGAGGTGGCCGCTCGCGTGCGTCCACGTGATGCCCGTGGTCGTGCCCGAGCTCGCGAGGTTGATGAGGTTGCCGCGCAGGCCCTTGTGGCGCGCGGTGATCGTCACGACGCCGACCGCCGGCGAGGCCGTCACGGGCCAGTTGGGCATCGCGTTGATCGCGCCCGCGACGAGCGCCGCCGCCGCGGTGAGCGTCGAGCCGGACGGGATGAGCACGCTGGTGCTCTCGCCGACGCACGTGATCGTGATGGTGCCGTCGGCCGTCGAGGGGCCGCCGCCGCCCGCCGTGATGGTCGAGGTGGCCGCCGTGCCGCCCGCCGGAGGCGTGAGCGGCGTGCACCAGAGCACCGCGGACGCGTCCACGGCGAACGCCGCGCGCACCATGCGGTGGATCTCGGAGCCCTGGCCGAAGTACGTGATCGCGTCCGACTCGCTCGTGACCGCGATCGGCGTATCGGCCGTCGCGGTGCCCGTCGCGAGCATCTCGCCCACGAGGCACACGATGCGCGGCGCGTCGGCGGCCGACACGGGGCCGACGCCGAACACCAGCTCGAGGTAGATGCCGGGCGTCTTGTTCGAGGCCGAGATGGTCATCGATCGCTCTCCTCGTCAGCGGCGCCGAGCACCGCGGGGATCGGCGCCGGCGTCGGCGTGGGCGCGCTCGCCGCACGCTCCTTCGCCACCGCGTCGGCGATGTACGCCTCGACCTCGGCGGCGCTCACCTCGCGCGCGTCGCCGCACATGATCGCGCGGCGGTAGTAGGTCGTCTCCTCGACCGCCACGTACGGCGGATCGGAGACGACGTAGTCGTGCCCACCGGGCGCGCTCGCGACCACGGCAGGCGTGCCGATCTCGTCGGGGCGCGCGCGGCGGTGCCCGATGAACTCGCCCGGGCGCGAGGCCTCGAACGGCAGGAGCAAGCCGGCGCGAGCGGCGGCGACGTAGATGCGGGCCATGGTGCGGCAGTCCCTTCGGGTCAGGGGGCGGTGGCGATCGTCTCGACGAGGGGCTGCTCGGCGTCAGGCAGGCCGATCAGCTGGATCATCGCGTCGAGCGAGATGAGGTCTTGGAGCGCCGAGGTGTCGAACGCCTGGCGGTGCATCAGCACCTGCGTCCCGACGAACGAGGGCTGCACGTCGCCCTCCCCGCTCGGCATGTCGTAGTCCACCGTGCGCTTGTTCTCGTCCACGTCGAACCAGCCGGCCGCGCGGAGCACGGTGGCGTTCGCGGAGAACGAGGGGTCGCGGCCTGCGCCGACGACGCGCACGAGCTCGTGCCAGACGTTCGAGAGCGCCGGCCAACGCAGGACGATGCGGTCCATCGGCGCGGCCGGCATGATGTACTCGAACGCCACGTCCACGCGGTACGCGACGCCCTTGGCGGCCCACTCCACGTCGGTCGTCTCGCGCTTGCGGTAGATGAGCAGCGCGGGGAGGTTCGCCGCCGTCAGCAGCCGACGCGGCACGCGCCAGCCGAAGGTCGAGCGGACCGTCGGGTCCGTGCTCGGGTCCTGCGTCGGCACGTTCGCGTTCAGCGCGGCCTTGCACAAGCCGAGCAGCGCCGCGATCTGCGGATCGACGAACGCGTCGAGCGTCGCGGGCGCAGTCATCGGCGGCTGATCGCGAAGGAGGTCGCGTTGCCGCGCAGGATGCCGGTGACGGTGGGCGTGAGCCCGGCCATCTCGGCCTCGAAACGCTTGGCGGCGACGGAGTACTTGAAGGCGAAGACGCTGTCGGGCCCCGCGCTCGTGAGTGAGTGCCAGAGCAGCCACTTCTCGGCGCCGTAGAGCACGGCGCGCTTGAGCTCGGCGACGTTGCTGAGGTCGCCCTCACGGATGGGCGGCACGCGGCGACGGAGCGCCTCGAGCACCTCGTCGAGCGCCTGCTGGCGCGCCGGCGTGGCGTCCGACCAGTCGGGCGGCAAGAGGCGCGTCTGCCCGTTGAGCTGGCCGGCGAGGTAGTTCGCCAGCTCCGCCTCGGTGCACACGGTCTCCACGTCCATCGGCGCACCTCGTCGTCGTGGTCAGCGGAAGCCCGCTCGCCGCATGGCGCGCTCGTACGCCTCTTCGAAGGCGCGGTGGATGTCGCCGGCCTTCGCCGACAGCGTGTTCTCGAAAAAGGGCTGCGGGCGCTGCCCGGGATGGTTCACGGCGCGCGCGAAGCGCACCTGGCCACCGACGGTGAAGCGCAGCGCGCGGGCGTTGCGCGCCTCGATGCGATGCGGTCGAGCGCCGTCGTGCACCGGGAGCGCGTAGGGCGCGTTCGCGAGCACGATCGTTTCGAGCCCGCTCTGCGGCGTGCCGTGCGGCCACGCGGACGCCTGGATGCTCTCTGCGAGCGCGCCCGTCACGTTCGGAGCGATGCGCTTGGCCTCGCTCTCGACCATCTCGCCGACCGCTCGATGCGCGGCGAAGAGCTCGAGCGCCGTCGCCGTCTCGAGCTGCGCGAGTCCTTCGACGAGATCGTCAGCGTCGATCTCGATCGAGGTCGTCATGCCGCGCGCCGTCGCCGGCCGGGCATGAGCTGCGGACCGGTCGGCGCAGCGCCCTCCACCGGCGCCTCGCTGGGCTCGCTGGGCGGCGGAGCGTCGGGATCGGGCGTGGGCTCGGTGGGCTCGGGCGCCTGGATGCGCCACGGCGCGACGGGGAGCCGCGCGAGGAGGTGGAGCGGGGCGACCGCATCCACGCACTCCGGCATCGTGAAGCCGCGCGGCAGTTCGCCCCACGGCTCGAGGTAGAGGTCGCGCCCGTGCTCGGCGATGAGCAGGCGCAGCGGGCGCCCACACACCGGCTCGGTGGCGAGCCCGCCCACGAACGACACCAGCCCGAGCGTCCCGCCGAACGTCGGAGACCGATGCACGAGGCGCCAAGCGCCCTGCATGATCCCGTTCGCGTCGATCGGGAGCTGCTCGAAGGTGGTGCCGTTCATGTCGTGGCTCACGTGGTGAGGAGCTGGCTCGCGCGGGCGAGCGAGAGATCCGAGCCGCACGCCATCGCGCCGAAGAACGCGAGGCGACGACCGCGGTTGCTGCTCGTCTGCACCTGGCCGAGCTCGTAGATGCGGAAGCCCATGACGCTCACGTTGCGCGGGTCCGCGCTCACGTCCTGCGTCGCGCCGCCGAGCGCGCCCATGTAGACGCCGCCCTCCTCGGAGAAGTTCACGCAGTACACGCTCGACAGCGTGCTGCTCGCGCCCTTCGACTCGTTCGAAGCGACGTTGTCGTTCGCGAGGATCGGGTACCCGTCGAAGGTCGGCACCTGCATGCCGTTCGCGAGCACGATCTGCGGGCCGGCCGCGTTCGTCGCGCGGACGAGCGCGTTGTACTTGCGGCGCATCGCGAGGTTCATCACGAACGCGATCTTGCCGTCGCGCACCTTCACCGCGTCGCGGATGGTCTCGAGCACGCCGAAGGTGAGCGAGTCGCCGTCGGTGCCGGCCGCCGCCGAGACCTGGCCGGGCGCGCAGAGCGCCGCGAGGCCGTCGAAGTCGTTGCTCGCCGTGAAGGCGATGGTGCGGATCTGATCGACCGACGCCTGCGCGGCGGTGATCGTGAGCTTCACCCACTTGCTCGGGTCCTGCGACTTGAGCGTGTAGGTGCCGTCGGCCGAGACCGTCACGTCCGCGCCGAACGTCTGGTCGTCCGGCGCCTGGAACGCGAGCTTGGTGCCCGAGTTCGTGTAGCGCAGCAGGCCCGGCCCGCTGCGGTCGCTCGTGCGCACGAAGGGCGAGCACGAGACGAACACGGCGTACGCGCCGGCGTTGAACGCGCCGATGGTCGCGCCGCTCACCGAGCCGCCCGAGACCATCTTGCCGGCCAGCGTCAGGCCGGCCGCCTTGAGCTTCATCATCGTCTGCGTCTCGAGCGGCGAGACGAGATCGCTCATGTTCTCCTGCGCGAAGTTCGGCACGTAGAGGTCGGCCGTGTACTCGCGCTTCGACACGGTCACGCGCTCGGTGCGGCCCGTGGACTCCGCGGGCGCGCCGCCGGGGGCGATCGCCGCGAAGCTGCCGAGGGCGGCCTCACGCGGGTACGAGAAGCCCTCACCGGCCTTCGGCACCCACGGCACGATGCCGAACATCTCGTCGCTGGTGACGATCTGCTTGAGCACGGCGGTCTGGTAGGCGTTGCGGCTCGCGCGCATCGCATCGAAGAGGGTCTCGGCCATGGTCGTTTCTCCGTGTTGGGGTGGTCGCGGGGTTCAGGTCCGTCGCCCGCGACACGCGGGACGGGTCAGCGCTTCGACGACGCGTCGACGCGCAGCAGCTCGTTCGTGCTCAGCTCGTGCAGCGGCTTGCCGTTGCCGGTCGTCGTGCCGTTGCGGGTGCCGGCGCCACCGGCGGGCGCCGCGGCGAAATGCGGGTACGTGCGCAGCCACTCTTCGGCGGCCTTCGCGATGGAGGGCTGCGCGACGCCGCCGAGCGTGATGCTCGTGATCGCGTAGGTCTCCGGATCGGTCTCGATCGTGAGGTCGGCGAGGAACGCCTGCGCTGCGTGCTTGATCGCGGTCGGCAGGGCCTTCGCGGCGAGCAGCGCGTCGGAGGCCTGCTGCGAGACGACGTGCGCGCGGTACTTCGCGGCGGTCGCCTCGGCCCTCGCGGTCGCCTCGGCGGCGGCCTTCTGCGCGGCGGACTTCTCGTCCTCGATCTTCTTCGCCGCGCGCTCGGCGGCGATGCGCGCCTTCTCCTCGGCGCTCTTGCCCTTGAGGTCGAGCTCGTCGCGCTCGGCCTGCAGCTTCTTGGTGTTCTCCTCGAGGTCGGCGAGGCGCTTGCGCAGCTCCTCGGCCTCGGCGGTCGCCTTCTTGTTCCGATCGACGATGAGCTTGTCGAGCTCGGCCTGCGTCAGCTCGAGCTTCTTCGGCTCGGGCGCGGGCGGAGGGTTGCCACCACCACCGCCGCCACCGCCCGACAGATCGGGCTCGGGCGCGAACACCGCGCGCTCGTGCGGCAGACCGCCGAGGCCGATGAAGCAGATCGTGGAGAGCAGGTTGAGACGACGAGCGAGGAACGGATCCATGGCGCACCACCCCGGGGACTTCGGCGTCCGGGTACCGCCTCACCTCGCAGCCCCGGGCGTTCACGCGTGCGAGTCCGCGTGCCGGTACCGCGCATCGCTGCGCGGGTTGCCTCGGTGCACGCGACCACGACGGATCACGCGCTCACGACGCCGAGGCGGCGCCGACCGGCTTCTCGCCGGCGGGGTCGATGTCGCGCGAGGTGCTCGCGCTCAGGCGTTCTGCAGGACGATCTGCGGCGCGCCCGCGCCCATGTGGCGGTTCACCGCGAGCAGGAGCGCCGCCGCGAGGGCCTTGCTCGTCGCGAGGTCGATCGCGTTCGCGGTCGCGATGGTGCTCTGCGTCGCCACGCCCTCGCCGATGAGCGGGCGGTGGCTCGCGGCCACGGCGATGTGCGCGTTGAACTTCGTCTTGAGGTCGTTCAGCAGCGCGTTCGCGGTCGTCTGATCGCTCGCGTTCGCGACGGCCGTCGGGTTCGTCGCGTCGGCCGCCACGTGCGCGCCGGTGTCGGCGACGTGGAGGTTCCACGCGGTCTTGATGCTGTTCGCGAGCGCGATCACGGCGTTGAGGTCGGCCGTGCCAGTGTCGGTCACGAGGCGCTGATCGTGGTGCGGCAGGAGGCCCTGCGACGCGAGCGCCGTGTTGAGCTTGTTGTAGTTCGCGACGAGCGCCGCGATGGTCGGCTGGTTGAGGTTCGCCGTCTTGGCCGTCGTGGGCATCGTGGATCTCCTGCGGTCAGGTCGTCTGGTGGAGCAAGAGGGCGTCGATGCGCCCGGTGGTCTCGAGCACGTGCTCGTCGATGCGTTGGCGGCCCGTGGCGAGCGCGATGCCGCGCTCCTCGCGCATCACGATCACGCTGCCGTCGGCGTGCTCCTCGATCGTCCAGCGACGGAGGGGCTCGTCCACGGTGATGCGCTTCTCGCTCATGCGTCGGTCGCGCCAGGCGGGTCAGGAGGCTCAGCGAGCGGCCCGTCCTTCATCGCACCGGACGACTTCGCCGCGCTCGGGCTCGCTGGCATCGGCGAGAGCTCTTCGGCGACGTACCAGTGATGCACTTCCTCGGGGTTCTGATCGAACCGAATCCCGAGAGCAGGTCCGCCGATCTCGACGAGCGTGCCCGGGCCCGAAGCCTCGGACATGTGCGCGGCCGTCGGGCCGACATACACGCGCGATCCGATTGCGGCGGGCGTTGCCGACGAGTCCGCCATCGTGGAAGGCTGCGCAGCAGTGGAAGGCTGCGGGGGCGCGGTTTCCTGCGCCACGAGCTCGCGCTCGATCTTCGCCATCGTCGTGCTCGACAGCTGCGGGAGCACGCGCTGCACGAGGCCGCGCTTGATGGCGATGGTCGCGGTGGGCCCGAGCTTCGCGCTCACGGCATCCATCGCGTTCTTGATGTCGCTCGTCACGTCGTCGATGTCGAACGACTCGGGCGCCGTGACCCGGTTCTTCCGGGCGATGTCGGGGTGCTCGCCCTCGCCGAGCGAGACGAGCTGCGCGAGGTCGCTCTCGCCGCGTGCGATCTCAGAGCCGAAGTCGGCGATCGCGCGGTTCGTCGAGGCGAACTCGTACGCGCGCGCGACGCCGCTCGTCGGTGCTCCGACGGGGCGCGTGTACTCGGCGCGCGCCATGCGGAACATCTCTTTGACCGTCGCCTCGACGCGCGCCTCGAGCGTGCTCGCGACGCTCGCCGGCGGGGCGAGGTAGTAGTGCACGTTCTTCGCCTGCGGATCGAGCGTCAGGCCGTTATCGACGCCAACCTGCACCTCGCCCGTCTGCGAAGGGTTGTTCTGCGCCATCACGAGGATCGCGAACACCTGCCCGCGCACGTGCTCGTCGAGCTCGCTGACGAGGTTGAAGAGCCGGCGCCCCTCGAGCGCGATCTGCGCGTGCATCGGCAAGCCGAACACCGCGGAGTCGCAGTTGGGCACGCGCTTGTGCCGGAAGATGGCGATCGGCACGCGGCCGAAGCCGTGCGGCACCACCACGGGACCGGTCACCGCCTTGGTGCCGCTGCCGTCCTTCGACACCGTGTAGCGGGTCGCGTCGGTCGCGGTCCAGATGGTGTACTCCTCGACCTCCTGGCGCTCGGAGTCCCAGCTCTCGACCTCGGTGCGGCACGTGCGGACCTTGGCCCATTCGAGCCGGCCGCCGCGCTCACACCACTCGAGCAGGTTGCCCGGCGCGAGCGGATTGACGATGAAGTGATCGAGCCCGAGCGCGTCGATCTGCGCGCGGCTCATGCCCTCTTCGACCTCGGGGCGGTCGAGGAGCACCGGCGCCCAGCCACCGATCGCGGCGCGGAGCACCACGCCGGGGCGCATGTCGTCCCACGTCGTGCCCTGCCCATCGATGTCGTCGCGCCACGAGCGCACCGCCGCGCTCTCGCCGTCGCGGATGAACGGCTTGCGGAGCAGGTAGCTCGTCTTGAGGTCGGTGAGCGGCTCGACGTAGTTCAGGTAGTGCGCGACGGCCTTGCGCGCTTGGTACTTCGCCTCGTCCTCGCGCGGGTGCTTGTCGAGGTAGCTCCCCGACGACGAGCGCAGGCTCAGCCAGTACGGCTGGACCGACGCGTAGAGCTCAGCGGCCGGCCCCCAGTACCCACTCGGCGGCTGCTCCACGCCGCCCTGGAACCCGCCCGCGCCCGTGTAGGCGTCGGCGAGGAACGTCAGCCAGCGGCACTCCTTGTCGTAGCCGCACCGCGTGCGCTCGAGCTGTTCGAGCAGCGTGTCGGCCATGGAGCCTCGCGGGTGGCGTCAGAAAGGGGACGGGGCCGGCCGGGGAGGGAATCCCGACCGGCCCCGCGGGGACTCGGCAACGAACGTCGGGGAGGGTCGGCTGCAACCCTCGCGGGTGTAGTCGATGAGTGCCCGATCTCGACCCCCCGGGCCAGGGCCGGCGACAGCCGAGGACAGCCGACGGTAGCCGAAACCAGCCAGCCGTAGCCGAGGGGTCAAGCTACGAGGCCCTTTGCCCTGGCCTGGCGCCCGGCCCAGGCCTCGACCTCGCTCCGACGGGCCACGACCCGTCCGAGCATCTCGTAGACAGGCAGGGGATCGTCGCGCCGCGCAGCGTAGGCCTTGCAGGTCGATTCCGACCGACCCACGAGCGCAGCGATCTCCTTCCACGATTCCAGGTCGAACCCGAGTGCCATCTCGCTCGCTCCCTCCGCGCGCTCGCCCTGCGCGCTGCTCGCATCGCCCACTTCCCTGCGCGCCGGCCGCCGCTCGATGAGGCCCTTGCGCTCGAGGCGCTCCCGCATCGCCTCCTTGCCCTGCCGGATGACGAGCCCGACCTGGTGCGTGGTGATCGGGTACCCGAGCCGCAGCGTCAGATCCGATGCGACCTGCGCCGCCGTCGAGTAGCCGCGCAGCACCTCCTCGAGGAGCCCGCGCGCCTGCGCCGCCGTGAGCGACAGCGAGCCCTTCACCACCGGCGCGGTGAACGCTCTCGCGAACGCCTGATCCACCTCGATCACGTCGTCGCGCCCGTGCTCCGTGCGGACCGCGCCCTCGCTGCGCGCCTCGTGCTCGACCTTCCACGCGTTGCGGATCGGCGAGCGCCCCGCCCGGATCGCCGTCGTCTTCTCGATGGCGCGCTCGAGCGTGCGCCACCGCGGCCGCTCGCTCTCGTCGTCGCCCCGCTGCGAGCGCTCGATGATGCGATGCGCGCGCGCGTCGATGTGCGTCGCGCCGCCGAGCTCGACGACGGGCACGGGGCGCGACGGCACGAACGGCGCCTCGGCCGCGACGACCACGACCACGGGAGCGACCTGAGCGCGCCCGTCGCCCGCCTCCATGCGCCGCCGGCAGAGCTTGCAGCGCACGAGGCCGCGATCCTCGGTGACGTTGGCCGTGATGATGCCGCAGAGCCCGAACGAGATGTCGAGGCCCTCGCCCGTCTGGCGCTCGCGGCGCAGGTGCACGACGCCCGACATCGCGCGTCAGCCCTCCTTGGGCGCGAAGCCGTGCACATGGGCGAGCTGCGCGACGACGAGCCGCGCCACGTTCTCCACATCGCCCGAGATGAGCGCGTGCGCCTGGCCGCGGATGATGCCCGCGACGATCGAGACCGTCGTGCGGAAGGCCTCGCTGCTGTTGTCGAGGCCAGTCGCGTCGGTCGTCCAGTTGTCGTGCGGCGAGGCCGGTCCCATCGACGCGGCGCCGTCGATCACCGAACGATCGATCGCGGCCCACTCGTCGATGGTCGCGTCGAGCTCGGCCATCGAGAGCGCGGTCGTGAAGCGCCGACGCGCCGTCATCTCGACGAGCATGCGCAGCGCGAGGCGATCGGTGAGCGCAAGCCCGACTTGCTCCGGATCGCCAATCCACGCGACGACGTTCTTCGTTGCCTGGCTCACGACGCACCTCCACCGAACGCGCGCGCCACGATGCGCGACTTGAGGCCCTCGAGCGCGAACACGATCTCGGCGTCGCCCACGTCGCCGCGGCGCATGAGCCCCATCCCGATCTCGCCGTCGCCCTCGATGAACAACACCACCGCGCACGCGCACGGATGCCGCTCGAGCGCCTCGTTCGCGAACTCGAGCGCAGCGCGCTGCGACTCGCCCATCGTGCCCTGCTCCACCTTCGTTTCGGTCCGGTTCGTCATGCCGCTTCGCTCCCTTCGTTGTCGTCGCCGTCGTCCACACCGCCGCGCTCGCACCACCGCGCGAACGCGCTGTCCTCGATCAGCTCGTCGAGCTCCACACCGCGCACCGGCAGGAGCGACGGCGCGAGCTGCGCCGGCGTCCGGTACAGCAGCTCGATGTCCTCGCGCGGCGCCGCGTCGCCCCACAGCACCCACGCCAGCACGCGCACCGCAGCGAGCGTCGACGCATCGACCACCACCCACGTCACGCCCTCTGCGGCGCTGAACAACGCCACGCACGGCCGGCCCTGCTCGTCGTTCGAGACGACGAAGCACGCCGACCCGCGCTTGTGCTGCGCGCGCGCGTCGCTCGGAACGATGGCGCCGAGCTCGCTCACAAGCCCCTCACGTGGAACGAGCGCACCGGCCCGGACGAGGTGAGCACCTGGAACGCGAGCGAGATCGCGTCCACGTCGTCCTTGTAGCGACCCGACGGAAACGCCGAGACGCGCGAGAGCAGTCCAGCGGTCCAATCGCCATCGACCACCACGTGCACGCGTCCCTGCTCGACGTGAGGCGACCACACGCGCGCGTAGGCCTCCTTGTCGCGCGAGGCGAGCACGGTGTGCACCGTGAAGCCCATGCCGCCGAGCTTCGCCGAGAGCGCGTGCGCCTGCGCTTTACCCGCCTGACCGGGGTCCTGCCAGAACGCGATCTCGACGTTGCGACCGTCGGCCATCGCCGTGCGCTCGATGAGCGCATCCACCTGCGATGGGCCGGCGCGGAGCGATGCGAGGTGCGTGATCGCGTACTCGTCGGCGGGCTCTGCCTGACCGGGCGCGAGGAACTGCGGACGCGCGTTGAAGCGAGCGAGCTTCACGCCGCGCGTCCAGTCGGGGTCGGGGTTCGAAGTCGTCGGCTCGGTCGCCGCGAGATCCCACGCGCGCACCACCCGACGCACGCCCGGGATCTGCGCAGACGAGACCGCGCGCTTGAACCACTCCTCGCGGAAGTAGCCGCCGCTCTTCATCGAGCGCCGCCAGCGGCCCTCCTTGAGCCGCGCGCGATCGACGGCGGTGAGCGCGTCGAGCTTAGTCTCGTAGTCGGGGTCGGCCTGCGTCAGCGTCGGGTTGTCCGTGCGCGCCGACGGGATGAACGTGAACGACAGCGCGCGCTTGCCCGGATGCCGCGCCTCGAGCGCCGCGCGATCGCTGTCGAGGTCGAACGTGTCGTCCTCGCGTCGCACGAGCCATCGCGTCTGCCCGCATCGCTCCGGGATCGGGAGCCCGCTCTCCGCGTCGATGAACCACGCAAGCAGCTCGAACACCCAGTGTTCGGGATCGGGGTTCAGCGTCGCGATCACGTGCGGGCGCACTCCGCACGTCGAGCGAAGGCGGCTGAACAGGAACCAGAACTGCTGCGCGGTGAACTCGGTCAGCTCCTCGAACACGATGCACGCGTACGCCTTGCCCGCGTGCGCGCGCTCGTCGCCCTCGTGCTGCAGGTGGCGCATCTCGATGAGCGATCGGTGCTCGGGCCATCGCCACGAGAGCGTGGGCGACTCGCGACCGTTGCCGCCGAGCACGCCCATGAGCCGCTTCGACTGCTCCCACGCGCTCTCGGCGCCCTGCAGATCGACGGCCTCACGCCGGAACAGGATCCCCGTGTAGCCCGGGACGTTGTACCACCGCCCGAGCGCGAACAGCGCACCCCACGTCTTGCCGCCGCCGCCCTGGCCGCCGAAGAACGTCATGTCGCAGTCGCTCTCGAGCAGCTGCGTCTGCGGGCCCGGGTGCGGGCGGAGCACGAGCTCCTGCTCGACGTGTTCGCTCACGACGCCTTGGCCTCCGGATCGTCCGTGCTCGCGTTCGCTTCGATGGGCGCCGGCGACGACGGCTGCGGCCCGAGCTTCGACGGCGGCACCATCAGCACCACGTGCACGCTGCGCGTGTTGACGTTCACGTCGACGGTGGGCTTGGCCGCGTCGAGCAGCTCGCCGTTCATGCGCGCGATGTCCATCGCCGCCTTGCGTCGCGCGTCGTGCGTCGGCGGCCCGAAGATGACTCGCCCGTCACGGATCCCGATCGGGGCGTGCATGTCGCCGCGCGCGATCGACGTGAGCAGCTCGAGCCGCTCCTCGCGAGTCGCGATGTTCGCGCGCGTCCGCTGACGACCGAGCTCCGCGATCGCCGATGCGACCTTGGGATTGGCTACCAGCTTCGCGCCCGCGACGCTGAGCGTTCGATCGTCGCCGGCGTATCCCGCCACCCGAGCCGCGTGCGTCGCGTTGCCGCTCGCCGCGTACGCCTCGACGAACCGACGCGCGCGCTCGGTGAGCGGACGCTCGCGCTTGGCGCTCTCGGCGCGCTTGGGCTTGCTCGTGCTCACGCGGCGTCGCCCTTCACGCGTCGGTAGCACCGCTCGGCTTCGGGGAGGGCCTGGTCGGACTCCCACTCGGCCCACTTGATGCGCCCCTCGAACCCGGTCGTGGTGTCGAGCACCCAGACGGTCGTTGGGGTTCTCTTCGGGACGACCGAGAGCGGCGGGGCCCCCGCGCTCACACGCGGGGTGCCGCGACCAGGTTGCTCATGATGGTCGACGTTCCCTGATCCCGGTGTGTGTTCCGTAAGGAACACACCGGGATCGGGATCGGGATCGGGGGGGGTGTTACTAACGCCGTTACCAACAGCGTTACTACCCCCCTTGTAACGCCGTGACGTGTTTTCGTAACGCTGTGACAGACCTTCGGAGGTTCCAGAGTCGTTGCCATCACTTGCGGCGTTCCGTCGGTCGTCTCCGCGACCTGTCACGCTGTTACCGACGCTGTTACCGATGCTGTTACGTGAAGCGTTACTCGGCGCCGCACTATTCTGGCCCTTGTAACGCCGTGACAACCCGGGTCGTGACGGCGTTACACCGCCCTCTGTCACGCCGTTACCACCGGCGTTACCACCTCCGTTACCGCCCCCGTTACCCCCCTTCCGCTGGTCGTCGCGGAGCTTGCGTTCGCGGTACTCGCGCACCCGCTCTCGGGTCGCCCTGCGCTTCGCGCCCACCTCTTCGGAGGTCGGCTGGTACTCCGACCAGTCGTGCATCGCGTAGCCCTCCGGGACGCGCTCCAGGAGGCCGACGGCCACGAGGGCGTCAGCGCACGCCACCGGGTCGGTCTCGCCTCTACGGAGGCGCCTGATGGCCACCACGTCGATCGTCCCGTCGGGGAGCGCTCCGCCCTGCGCGAGCTGCCTCGAGCACCACGTGCCGATGGCGAGCCACACGAGCACGCAGTCGGCGACCATGCGGGGCCCGTGCTCGCGCTCGAGCGCGTCGAGCTTCGCGTGCTCGCAGAACCCATCGTCCACCTTGAACCACGTCACTCGCCACCTCCGTAGTCTCCGACCTCGTCGAGCTCCGCCTCGTCTGCGACGCGCAGCACGCCGTTGCTGTGCATGTCGCGGGTGAGGATCAACGGGGCCATGGATGGCCCGTAGTTCGACTTCGCGACGCTGAGCTCCCAGTAGTTGTCGACGACCTTCCGCTTTCGGTTCGTCGCGGGCCCGAGCGTGCACGACCAGCGAAAGCCGTCGTTGAAGGCGGTCACGCCGCGCGCGCTCGATGCGTCGAGCTTGCGACCGTCGCGCATGGTCTTGCTGGTGTGGTGAAGGGCGAGCACCGTGGGGCTGCCCGGCACCTGCATGAGGGACTCGATGGTGCTCACGACGAGGGTTGCGATCTGGTTGTCTCGCTCTGCCTCGGGCGGCGAGAGACGTGCGATGGGGTCGATCACGACCAGCGCCCACTCGCGGTTCGCCGAGCGCAGGTAGCGGCGCAGCGCGCGCATGAAGTCGCTCTCGCGGAGGTTGCCGTCCTGGTCCGCCTCGAGGAGCGCCGAGCGCTTGCCCGCGCGGCACTGCAGCCAGATCATCGACGCGGCGCGATCGCGCTCCTCGCGCGTCAGGCCGAGAGCCTCGGCGGCGTAGTGCATGCGGCGGATGACCTCGTCGCGCTCCTCTTCGGCGAGTACGAGGGCGACCGGGCCTGGCTCGGGGATCGAGATGCTGTCGAGCCAGCGCCGGCCGGTTGCGACGCAGAGGGCCAGCTGGATAGCCAGGAACGTCTTGCCGACGCCTCCCGCCGACGCGAGCATCCCGGCGATCCCGCGAGGGAGCCACGGCAGCGACGTGCCGTTGGGCTGCTGCATGCGCAGGAGCCATCGCCGCGCGGGCGGAGAGACCCCGATGGGGTCCTCACCGAGGTCGCGCACCCATGTGCCGCCGGCAAGGGGGCCCTCGTCGAGCTCGGCGGCGAGGATGGCCTCGAGGTCGCTGGTCAGTGCGTGAGCGACCGCCGGATCGCCGGAGCGCAGCGCCGCGTCGTGCTTGCGGACCGTGTCGCGCACGAGACGAGTGCGATGGTCGCTCGCGATGATCTCGACGTAGCTACGCACCGCCGCGAGCGAGGGCGGCTCGCTCGTGAGCGAGAGCAGGTGGTTGTCGCCGACCTCGGCGTAGAGCTGGCGGTCGGTCAGCCAGCCACGGATGGTCACGCTGTCGACGGTGCCGCCCGCCGCGTGGATGTCGATCGCGGCCTCGAGCACGCGCCGGTTGCGACGGTCGTGGATGGCGGCGATGGCGGGCACATGCTGGTCGAGCACGCGCTGATCGCAGAGCACGCATGCGAGGTAGGCCCGCTCGGCGGAGAGCTTCTCCTTGCGGTGGTCGGCGAGCTCGATGGGCTTGGCGGCTGCGCTCATCGCGCACCTGCTCCTTCTGCGCCGAACGCGCGACGGAGGGCGTCGGCGGCGGGCGAGCGCATGGCCGTGAGCGCGACGCCCACGGCATCGGCCTCGCCCTCGCGCGCGGGCGCGTTCTTCGCGTCCGAGGTCCACCCGGTGATGCGCGTGACGCCCCGAGCCACGTCATCCTTCGACGCGCCCTTGCCGCCGCCGATCGTGACCTTCACCTCGTGGGCCTGGACGGTGATCACGGAGACATCGACCGCGACGAGGAGCGCGCGCGTGAGCCCGTAGGACATGCCGAGGGCCTTGGCGGCGTTGGCGTGCTGCGAGCCCGCCGGCGCCTCGCATGCGACGAGCGAGGGCTTGCGGGCGAGCACGTCCAGCAGGCCACGCGCCAGCTCATCGATGCGCGCGCCATCGCGATCGGCCTGGTAGACGTGCTTGGACGCGTTGTCGGGCTTCGTGCGCACACAGCCAGCGACGAGCACGCGCGGCTGCTCCTCGAGCGTCACGAGCGCGAAGCCGTAGGCGGTGAGCGACGGATCGAGACCGAGGATCGTCGGCACCTTGATGACCGGCGCGGCGATCTCGAGCGTGCGCTGTGCGGGCAGCGCGACGGGGGCGCGAGCGGGCGAGAGCGGCATCAGGCGGCCCTCCGGCGTCGGTTGTCGAAGTCGGCCATGATGCGGATGCAGCGGGCCAACTCCGCGCGCGTGAGTCGCGGCATCGCCGGCATCGGTTCGAGCTCGGCGGCCGCGCGCGCGACACGCACCTCGGCGGCGCCGGCGAGCTGCTCATCCCGCGTGCCGGTCGAGACGATCACGACGCGCCCGGCCGCGAACGCTTCGTCCTCCCAGCGCGGCTGGTGGTGGGGCTTCAAGCGCCCTCCTTGTCGAGCGGGAGCTGCTGCTGGTCGTGGGTGATGGGGACGAGGGCGGGCGTCGCGTTCTTCGCGCGCGTGAGCCCATCAATGACGGTCTGCAGCTCGCCGCGCTTGATGCCGACCGCGCGATCGCGAGCCCATCCGCGCATGGTCCGCACGAAGAGCGCCACCGACGTGCGGTAGCGGACGCTGCCGTCGCTCTCGACGTAACGCTCGCGGATCACGCGGATTGAACGCTCGGCGGTGTCTTGCCGTGCGAACTCCTCGTGCGGAGCGGGATCGGGCCGGCCGCTCACGTGCCCTCGACGATGAGCGCGAGGCCGCGCGGCGTGCGGATGGCGGAGATGACATTGTAACCGAGCAACGTGAGTGCGTCGGCGGGCGACGCGAGCGATGACGCATCGAGGCTCGGTGCCGGCGCCGGCGCACGTTCGAGTTCGGCGATCGTTGTGGCGATCTCGTCGAGCGAGGTCGTGGGCGCGCTCTCCTTCGCCGCGCGCTTCGCGTGCCCCTTCGGTTGCCGATCGCTGCGCGGCGAGGTGAGCGCGCGCTCGAGCGGCCATCCCTTGGTGAGCCGGAAGTGCAACGCCTGAGCGGTGATGCCGAGCTCCTCCGCCCACTGCGCGATGGTCGCCGTGCGCCCCTGGAACGTGATCGTCTTGTCCTTCGCTACCATGTCCCTATCCCCTTCCTTCGTGGCGCTCGGAGGCGCGCTGGTGCTCGACGCAGCGACGGCCGTGATCGGCGTGCCGTCCGGCCAGTGCCACGGCTCCTCACCGCGGCTGTGCGCACGACCGATCTCGCAGTTGGCGCAGGTGCGATCGTCGAGGCAGCGCTGGCCCCGCTTGTCGGGGCCCTTGGCCGCGAGGTGATGGCGCTTGCCGCACGCCGCGCGCGTGATGCGCACGTTCTTCGGCACGCACGCGAACATGACCGGAAGGGCGATCTTCATCGGTCGGCCCTCTTCGGCGGCACGTAGTAGCTCTGCCGCACGAGATCCTCTTCGCCGTCCTGGCGGGGCACGAGGCGCGGCACCACCTCGACAACGACGCAGTGCTCCTGCCCCGTCGATCCGTCGGGCGAGAACGAGATGCGCGCGGGCACGTGCATCTCGCGCGTGCGCCGCATGTGCGCCCAACCGCTTTCCCAGCGACCCTTCGTCACGAGCCCGTCGAGCGAGATGATCCCGACCGCACGGGGCGCGAGCTCGATCGCGCGACGCAGAAAGTCGGTCTCGTGCTTCCCCGACCACGGCGGGTTGCCGATGGCGATGTCGAACGTGCTCGTGCGCATCAGGGAGACGAGCGCGCGATCGAAGAAGTCGGCGCGGACGACCTCGCAGCGATCGCCGACACGTGCGCGCAGACGCTTCTCGATGCGGGGATCGATCTCGACGGCGACGACCGTCGCGCCCATACCGAGCGCCGCCAGCGTCAGCGAGCCGAGACCAGCGCCGAAGTCGATCACGCGCATGCCTGCGCGGATGCCGGCCCAGCGCACGACCGCTGCAGCGAACCGCGGATCGGTCCACCACTGATCGACCTCGCCACCGGGCGTGCTCACGGCATGCCGCTTGTCCACGCCGCGCACGATCTTGGCGGTGCTGCTCATGCCGCCCTCCTCCTGTCGCTGCGACGCGTGCGGGTGCGCTCGAGCCGGAGCCCGCCGTCGGCCTCGCGGACGTAGAGGCAGACCGTCTCGCCACGGCGAAGCCAGCGACGATCGAGTAGGCGCTCTGCCGTCGCGATGGTGCGGACGTGCACGCGCCCGTCGATGGAGCTGTCGAGCACGGCGGAGCACGCGCGCAGACGCGGAGCCTCTTCGGCGCGCGCAGCGCGGCGCACGGTGAGATCGACGTGCGGTAGAGCGAGCGTCATCGGTCGCCTCCCGAGCGGCGAGCGCGCGCTGAGCGCGCCTGCGCGAGGGATTCGCGATCGGCCGAGAGCTCGAGGATCTCGTGCATGACAGCGAACGCCGCGCCGTGGAGATAGACGGCGAGCAGGCGCCAGCGAGCGCCCATCGCATCGACGACACCGAGCTGCAGCGCGAGGTGGACGACGTGGGCTGCGCGAGCATCGGTCGAGCGCACCAGATCGAGCGCCGTGAAGATCGGACGCACCGACTTCGGCAGCTCGATCACGAAGAAGAAGCGACGCGCCTCGGTCGTCACGCGGCCTCCGGTGCGACGTTCTCGGCGCGCTCGATCACGAAGTTGATGCGGTCGACGGATGCCTCGATCGACGCGAGCAGATCCTCGATGCGTCGCTCGGTCTCGCTCCGCTGATCTTCGGGCACGTCTGGTTCGCCGACGCGCATCGGCGCGAAGGCCTCGCGCCCGGGGCCGGCGAGGCCGGACGAACCTTCACCGTTCGCGCGCGCAACGAGCGCAGCCACATCTTCCGCGTCGAAGCCCGCTGCGAGTAGGCCATCGATCAGCCGCGGAAGAGCACGCTGGACGATGCAGTGCACCGCCTGCCGCGTGATGCCGAGCTGCTCGCCGATCGCGCGGTAGCTCGCTCCATCCTGGTGCTGGCGAACGAAGAGACGCGCCGCCATGTCGCGCGCGTAGGGCGTCGTGCGGTCCACCGCAGCGCCCTGCCTCGACCATCGATGCGCCTCGCACGTGACGACCGCGCGATCGCGATGCGTGTACGTCGCGCCGCACACCGAGCACGAGCGCTCGATCCGCGCGAGGCCTGGCGCACGCACGCGCACCGACGACGTGGTGTCGCGCTCGGTCGGCGTGTGCTGAGCGCTCACCGTCATCGACGCACCGCCGGCATCACTGCGAGGCCACGCTCGGCGAGAGCCCGCTCGCGATGGGCGAGCAGCTCTTCGAGCTTGCGCATCAGCTCGCGGATCGACTTGATGTCGGCGACGGCCTCATCCGGCGTCACGAAGCCGTCGGCCTCGCTCGCGCCGCACTGTGCGAGCACGTTGCCGAGGTGGGCGATCACCTCGCGCATCGTCGATTCGGCGCCAGCGTTCGGCGCTAGGCGCATCGCGTGGTGCGCGGCGCGCTCGGCCAGGTACGCGAGCTCCACCGCGGGCGGCAGAAGCTCGAGCCACGCGGCGCGCACGTGCTTGGCGCCGTCGAGTGCAGCACCGAGATCGTTCGTCGTGAGCCCGAGCGCGCGCGCCACGTCCACGAATCGCGCGTCGGCGCCCATGATGAGGCGACGCAGACGTGGGCCGAACGCCTCCTCCGACTCCACGCGTGCGGCACGATGCGACCTGCTCAGAGGATCAAGGGTTCCCGTCACAGCGACCGCCTCTCCCCGCCCTCTTCGGGCGTGCCCATCTTCTCGATCGTGTCCTCGAGCTCCTTCACGGCCCTCAGCCCGCGCACGGTGGAGATCGCGACTCCGGCGAGCAGCACCAGGTGCGCGGCGATGACGATGTCGAGGGCGTCCACGTCAGTGCCCTCCGAGCGCGCCGAGCGCGCCAGACCGAGCCCCCGAGGCTCGCGGCAGCACCGTGCGCGGTCGTTCGACGTAGTAGATGTTCCGCGTGTCGCCGCAGTCGATCGGCGCGAGCGTCCGACCGAGCAACCGCGCGCGCTCCATGTCGTGCGCGTTGCCCCACCCGCGCGCAGCGCAGACGGCGGGCTCGGTGACGATGCGACGGCACTCCTCGAGGAGCGCGAGCCACGCGTCTCGGCGCGATGGGTGCGTGCCACGGTCGCGCGTCCAGCTCGCGCCGACCATGTGCGGCGGGGCGTTGCCGCTCGCGTCGAGCTCGAGGATCCACGGAGCGCGCCGCGTCGTGCCCGCGAAGAGATGGCGCCCGAAGCCCGCGCGGATGCTCGCGCCGCGGTTGAGCGCGACCGCGTAGATGGCGCGGCAGTCGTCAGGCGAATCCCAGCCCGCCTCATGGAGGCAAAGGCGCGCGAGCGCGAGCGCCTCTCGCTCGTCGGCAGCGTCAGCGTGCGCGAGCCCGCCGACGCACGAGCGGATGGAGACCGCGATGATCACGGCGGCGAGCAGCACAACGTGCTCGCGGTCGTCCTCGTGCACGAAGAGGTTGATCAGCACGCATGCGAAGAGGCCGATCGCCAGGAAGGCCACCATCGCGAGCGTCACAACGCACCGCCGATCACGCGCGCGACGAGGCGCGCGACGGCATCGATTCCGCGGCCGACCGCACGCACGAGCGCGACGAGCGCCTGCGTGATGAGGATGACGAAGCCCGCCGCGATGATCGCGGCGAGGAAGATCAGCAGCGAGGCCATGGCGTCAGGTCCCCGTGGCGAGCGGAGCAGCCCCGTCGGCTTCTTCCGACGGCTGCTCGATGGGGGCCGCGACCACGGGCGGCGCCTCGCAGAGCTCGGCCACCGACACCTTTCCGCCCGTGGCGTCGCTGATGCGCTTGGCCACGTCGTACTCGTTCAGGCGGATGCCGTTCTTGGCGCGGATGAGGGTCTGGTATCCGACCCTCGCCTCCCGCTCGATCCGCTTCATCTCGCCGTGGGGGGACTGTGCAACGTACTCGGTGAACCTCATGCGTAGCGGTATACCGTCAACGGTCTACGCTGTCAACGAGGGTGCCTCTTGTACCTCTGACGGTGCATTCACGGCGAGCGGTTCAGGGTCCACGCTCGCGGTCATGCCGAAGGAGCCGAAGGAGCCGCGCGCCGGCGCGAAGTCGCTCGAGCTCCCGACGAGGAAGCGGTGAAGGCTCGAGCCGCGGTCGTGGCGCTCGCGCTCGGCGGATGTTGTAGCGGGGCGCCAGTTCCGCCGACGACGGCGCCACCGCCCACCACACAGGACGCGTTCCCCACGGACGTGGCCAGCGCCGCACCGTTCCTGTCGCCGGATGATGCTCGTGATCTGCAGTGGCTCCTCGACCATCGTGACGACGTGGAGGTGCCGCTCTACGAGGCGGCCACGCGCGGAGCGACGAACGCTCAGGACGCACTGGTCAGCGAGTCCGCGTTCCATCACGCGCTCGCGATGACCAACATCGACGTGGAGATCGCGGCGATGCAGCGGCGACTCGACGCGCACGAGATCCCAGCCCGCTTCGAAGAAGACTTCCGCGCGTCCATCGCGTGGGCTCAGTCCGAGCGGTGCATGATCGATCATGAGCAAGCGATCGTTGATCGCTTCGGCCGACGCGCCCGACGCGAAGAGAGCGTGCTCGAATGGATCGAGCGAACGGATCCCGACACTTCGTCGGTTCCGTACAGCGAGGCGTGCGAACCGCTCGTGAACGGGGCCGCGCGGTTGGTGTCGCCCATCACGATCGGCTGGGGATGGGCTGCGTCGATCGTCGCATGCCCGACCCGTCCCGATGCGCTCGACTTCAATCCGCGCATCGCGATGTGCTGCACACCCGATCGCATCACCGAGACCATCGCGCGCCACCGCCACCTTGGACCGCGCACGCCTGATGACCACGTGTGCTTCTAGGCGGCGAGCACGAGCACGCGGCGAAAATGTCCGTCGATGACGGGCCACGCACCCGTGAGAGCGTCTTCGCGCACCGGCGCGCCGCGCTCGAGCGCAGCATCGACGAGCGATCGCTCTCGCTCGATCGGCAGGCCCGGCGGTCCGGCGCGGTATCGGAAGCGGCCCTGGTCGTAGACCGAGAGAGCCGCCGAGCGGATGTCCACGATCCGGCGCGCGAGCAGCTCGGCGCTCGCGTAGATGTGCTTGCAGCGGAGCCGTTCGAGATCCCACCCATCGCGTAGCTCGCGGTCGAGAGCCCGTCGGGGCACGAGCAGCGCGGCGGCGAGGTAGTTCGCGGCGCGCTCGCTCTGTCGCAGGCCGAAGCGGTCGATGAGGATGTGGGCGAGCTCGTGGCAGATGGAACCGTGGATGCGGGCAACGCGGGCCTCGGCGCCCACGACGACCTGCATCCCGCGGCACAGGTTCCGTCCCCGCGGCCCCCACCGCACCTCCACGCCCAGCAGCCCAGCCAGCTCGATCGCATCGACAGGCGGGTCGTCGAGCCCTGTTTCCCCAAGAATATAGGCCGCAATCCCCTCAAGCTCCCTCACGTCCATGCCCACACGGACGCGCCGCGCTCGCCGGACTGACGCCCCGAAAACGTGAGTCCACGCACAACGCCTGTCGATATACCGTTGACGGTCTACCGAACGCCGTCTATTGTTCCCTCATCGACCTCGGGCGAGGGCGACGAAGGGACGGGCGGGATGGCGACGAATCTCGAGAAGGTGCTGACGCTGGGCGTCTGCGAGGCATGCGGCGGCGAAGCGCGCCGGCCGGTGCTGGGCCTCTACTGCTTCGAGCTGCGGACCTACACGGAGGCCTCGGTCCCGTGCGAGGCGTGCGGAGGCCTTGGCGCGGTCGAGGCTCTCGCGGGCTTCGAGCCCGACGAGGCGCCCCCGTCCGACGACGCCCCGGTGCACCTCGATTCGGACCGCTTCGGCTTCGTGTCGGCGGCCGTCTCGTTCACGCGGAGGGCGGCGTGATGTCGGCCGTCATCGTCACGGCGCCCATGCATCCCTCGGAGCCGTCGCTGTCGGACGTGCTCGCCTGCCTCGGCTGGCGCCACGAGCCCGGCAATCCGAACCGACAGGGGCGCATCGTCCACACCGCCGACGGCGAGTGCCTCGGCCAGATCACCGCGAACGAGACGTGGGGAATCCTGCGCGAGCGCGGCCTCGTGACGACGACGGAGGTTGCGTGATGCGCGGCTACGCCAACCAGGCCTGCCCGGAGGTCGCTCCGGTGCCGGGCGAAGAGCGCGAGATCGCTGGCGTGCGCTGCGTGTTCGGCCGCCCTGGCTACGGCATGCGCTACATCGGCAACGGCATCACGCGCACGGTAGCCGCCGGCCAGGTCGGCTCCGAGTGGACGGTCTCGCTCATCGATGACCACCCCGAGGGCGGCATCGCGACGGGCTACGGCGTCGGCGCGACGATCGAGGACGCCGCGGAGGACGCGGAGCAGCACCTCGCAGCGAATGCGGCAGCGCCGCGGATGGCGAGGGCGTCGTGAGCGTCGCTCTCGATCTCGCGACGATGTCGCCCACCGAGGTGCAGGACTACCTCGTGCGCCTGGCGATGGAGGCGTACGACCGCACGTACGCGGACCGTCACGAGGGCGGCCCAGGCATCCAGCAGATCCGCTCCGAGCGCCGCCGCGCGTTCGAGCGTGAGGTGCGCGAGCGCATGGCGCAGGCGGCGGGCGCGGTGGTGCTCACCATCGCGTCGCTCACGCCCGACGAGCCCGAGGCCGACGACGAGCCGGGCGACATCGACGGTGATGATGCGGGCGCGCTCGCGTCTGCGGGCCTCGGCACCGACGAGGACTACGCATGAGCACCATCGGCATCTGCGCGCGCTGCGGCGCGTCTCTCAACGACGACGGTTCTCGCACGTGCTCGTGCGGTTCATCGAGCCTCTCGACCTTCGCGCTCGTGGCGCTCGGTGCGGCGGCGCGCGCCGGTTCCGAGCAGCGCGACATCACCGGCTCGGATCTCATCGCGGCGCGCGAGCTGCTCTCTCCGCAGGTGCAGGCATGACGACGAACGACGACTCTCTCTCTCTCGACCACGCCACCGTCGCAGAGCAGCTCTCTCGCCTCACGCCGTGGGATCTGCCGTTCGTCGTCTTCGACGTGGAGACGACGGGGCTCGTGCACACGCGTCCCGACGCGGACGAGTCCACGCCGCTCGATCGCGTGGTCGAGCTCGCCGCGATCCGCTTCGACGCGGGCGAGGTCACTGCTCGCGTGCACGCCCGGCTGAATCCGGGGCGCCCCATCCCGGCCGAGGCCACTGCGATTCACGGCATCGGCGATGCGGATGTGCAGGAAGCGCCTGCGTTCTCCGAGGTGTGGCCGCAGATCGTCGCGCTCTACGACTCGCCGTTCGTCTCGACCGTTGCGTACAACGCAGAGTTCGATCGCGCGTTCGCGCGCGTCGAGGTCGCCACCGCCTCTCTCGACGTGAAGCCGCTCGGCCTGCGTCGCCCCTGGATCGACCCGCTCGTCTTCGTGCGGAAGTTCGATCGGTTCGTGAAGGGCTCCGGACGACACAAGCTCGGCGCTACATGCGCGCGTCGTGGCGTTGCGCTCGACAACGCGCACTCGGCCGAGGCTGACGCGATCGCGGCTGGCAAGCTGTGGATCGCGATGAAGCGCGAGGTGTGCGCGCTGATGCGCGGCGCCGTGAACGTCACCTCGGTGCTGCGCATGCAGTCCGCGCTCGCCGAGGCGCAGGAACGTGACTTCGCCGCCTACAAGGCGCGCATGGCTGCGAAGGGAGCGGCCTGATGCTCACCACCGACACACGCGAAGAGCGGCCGTACCTGACCCTCTGCGACTCGCACGATCGCGCGAAGTGGCTCGCGATGCGTCGCAGCGGCATCGGCGCGAGCGAGGCAGCGATCGTCATCGGCGAGCACTCGCGCCATTCGCTCTCGCACCTGGTCGCCGAGAAGCGTGGCCTACTCGGAGACGACGAGGAGACCAAGGAGTTCCTCGAGTGGGGCCTGCGCCTCGAGCCGGTGATGATCGATGCGTACTCGTCGGCTCGGTACGCAGGCCGCCAGTCGCAACGCGCCGGCGAACTGCTCCGCTCCATCGCGTATCCGTGGGCGCTCGCGACGCTCGACGCGTGGACCACGCATCCCGTTCACGGACTGATCCCGCTCGAGCTCAAGACGACCGACTGGGGTCGTGACGCGTGGGAGCACGGGCCGCCTCCCGACTTCTGGTGGCAATGCCAGTGGCAGATGCTCGTGACCGATGCGCCGTGCGCGTCGATCGCGTGCCTGCTCGGTCCGCATCGGCTGGTGTGGGCCGACGTGGAGCGCGACGAGGCCGCGATTCGCCGCCTCATCATCCACGGACGCGAGGCGTGGGAGCTGATCACGAGCGGCCGTGAGCCTCCCGGCCCGTACGACGATCAGGCCTTTCGTGCGCTCTGGCCGCATGACGACGGATCGACCGTCGAGCTCGACGAGTCGTTCGGGCAGCTCGACGCGGAACGCGAGGAACTGCGCGCGGTCGCGAAGACGGCCGAGACTCGCATCGACCAGATCGACGCGCTCATCAAGGAGGCCCTGCGCAACGCGTCGTTCGGCGTGCTGCCCGGCGGGCGCGTGAAGTTCTCTCTCAAGACGGTGGAGCGCAAGGAGTACGTCGCGAAGGCGACGAGCTACCGGACGCTGCGCAGGCACGAAACGAAGGAAGGGTGATCGAGATGGCGAACGTTCAGACCAACGGCAACGGACAGATCCAGAAGCGCGAGGCCAGCGGGGTGGCGAAGCAGCGAGAAGAGCACCCGCTGATCAGCCTGCTCTCGTCGAAGGGCATGCAGGCGCAGATCGCGGCGGCGCTCCCGAAGCACGTCACGGCAGAGCGGATGGCGCGCGTGGCGCTCACGGCGCTCCGCACGACGCGCGACCTCGACAAGTGCACCACGCCGAGCTTCCTCGCGTGCGTGATGCAGGCAGCGCAGCTCGGTCTCGAGGTCAACACGCCGCTTGGGCACTCGTGGCTCATCCCGCGCAAGGCCAAGGGGCTCAAGCCAGATCAGCGCGAGTGCACGCTCATGATCGGCTATCAGGGCCTCATCGATCTCGCGCGTCGCTCGGGGCAGGTGCTCGGCATCTGGGCGTTCCCCGTGTACCAGGGTGACGCGTTCAAGGTGGCCTACGGCCTGCACCCGAGCGTCGAGCACGAGCCTCGGTTCGAAGCGGCGCGGATCGCATCGAAGGGCCAGAACAACACGCTCAGGTACGTGTACGCGGCAGCGCGCCTGCGCGACAACGACGATCCGGTGTTCGTCGTGCTCACGTGGAGCGAGGTCGATGGCTACCGCAAGCGCGGCGCGTCGGGGCAGGGCTTCTCGACGCCGTGGGACACCGACTACGAGGCGATGGCGCTCAAGACAGCGGTGCGACGCCTCTATCGCTGGCTGCCGAAGAGCATCGAGATGGCGCGCGCGCAGGCGATGGACGAGGCGTCGGAGCTCGGCCTGGGTCAGACGTTCGATCCGGTCATCAGCGACACCATCGAGCGCGGCGGAGGCCTCGAGCTGACGGAGGGGATGCCGGCGGAGACGCTCGACACGGCCGACGTGCCCGAGAGCGCGCAGCACGCACAGCACATCGACCAGAGCGGTCGCCCCGGCAGCTCGCCCGGCACCACGCGCAGCTACGACCCGTCGGAGCAGGACGCTCCGCCGCACGACGACGAGTGAGGCGATGGACGCGGGCCCGCGCCCGCGTCGTGGGCTCGTCGGGCCGCTGCGCGCTCAGGTCTGGGAGCGCGGCGAGCACCACCCGTCACGCCGCCGCCGAATGGTCGGAGGCGCCGAGACGGCCGACGAGCGCACGACGGGTGCGCGATCTCGCAATCCCCGCGTGCGGCTCCCTCGCCCGGAGTCCCTCCCCACCGCACGCGTGTTCTCCAACACCGCTTCGCACCGCAACGCTCCGCCCGGCAGCGCGCCGCCCCTCACCGCAACGTTCCGCTCCGCATCGCTTCTCACTTCATCGACCTGACCGATCAGCAACCACGCACGAAAGAAAGCAGGACCAAGTGAACACTCTCACCCTCAAGATCACCGGAACCGCCCCCATTCTCCTCAACAACGCCCGTCTCGTGAACAAGCTCGATCCGATGTCGAAGGCACTCGCCATCGCCGTCTCGAAGATGAAGAAGGACAAGACCGACGAGGCCGTCATGCAGGCGGCGCGCATCGAGTGGGAGGCCGGGCTCTACATGGACCCGAAGCACGGCCCGGTGATCCCCGGCCTGAACGTCCAGCGCGCGATCGTGGAAGGCGCGCGGCAGACGAAGAACGGCAAGAGCGTGGAGCGCGGCGTGCGCATCACGGAGATCTCGCTTCCGCTCAAGTACAAGGGGCCGCGCGAGGTGGACGCGATGTGGGACGATGGTCGCTTCGTCGATCAGCGTTCGTGTGGAGTGGTCGGCCGTCGCGTCATCCGCACGCGTCCGGTGTTCCCCGAGTGGTCGGTGGAGGCCACGTTCGTGTTCGATCCGGAGCAGATCGACCGCGACACGCTGATCGAGGCGGCGCGCACGGCCGGCACGCGGATCGGCATCGGCAACTTCCGGCCCGACTGCGGCGGCATCTTCGGCACGTTCGACGTGGACGTGGTGGCGTGATGTTCGACGACCCGATCTCGTCGGAGGAGGAGTCGCGGGAGACGACTGCTGACCCTGGGCCGGCCGAGATGCCGGGATGGGATCGAGTCCTCGCCGACTTCGACAAGGAAGGCTTCAAGCCGGGAGACGTGGTGTCGGACGCGTGGATCTCCCACCACCTCCGCATCACGGCGCCTGGCGACCTCCCGTTGGGCATCACTCCACGCGAAGCGATCAGCGCTCGCGACAGGTGGCAGCGCACGTGCACGGCGTTCGTGGAGCGCGTGCGCTCTGACCGGAAGGTCCACATGTCGAGCGTGGCCGATGGCTACGTCGTGCTCGACGACCGCGCCGTGGGTGACCACGAGATGCGGAAGTTCACGAGCGCGCTCGTCGCGCACTCGGAGCGCACCGCACAGCGCCTCGACCTGGTGAAGACGGAGGCGCTCTCGCAGGAAGAGCGCGATCGCCTCGTGCATCAGAAGCAAGTGCTCGCGCTCTTCCAGCGCACCGCACTGCCCAAGTTCCGCAAGAGCATCGGCTCGGGCTCCGGCTCGAATGGATAGCTCTTGTCGCCGCTCCGCATCGCGCCG